CGCAGTCGCCTGTCGCACTGGATGCCCCTTTGTAGCCTGTCGCACTGGATGCCCCTTTGTAGCCTGTCGCACTGGATGCCCCGCAGTCGCCTGTCGCACTGGATGCCCCTTTGTAGCCTGTCGCACTGGATGCCCCGCAGTCCTCATTAGCTTCTGCTTCTGGCTTAACTCTTTCTTTTGTATATTCGATAGCTGCCTGTACCAATCCGGCGATGCTCACTCTTGCCCCAATCTTAATCTTCGTAGATGCTACTTTCGTATCGTCAGATCTTTTCGATATCTCTCCACTCTGTTCGACTTCACGATATACACTGTGTGCTGGATCGTAATATCCAAGGCAATCTAATGGATACTCGCATGCATGGAATCCACAGTTGCACACTTCGGCTCTATCTTCTTCGTATCCTTTTCCCTCTTCATACCGAAAATCTCTGCAAGTCATGTCTTTGTTGAATCCTTTATAAGCTTTTATTACTTCTCCCACTTTTGTTCCTCCTAAAATTAAATTTCTTCTTTTTCTCTTTCTTTTTTCTTAACCACTCCGCAAGATATTCCTCTTGCTCTTTGTCTTCCAGTTCCTGTCGTGTCACAAAGTCACCTCCGAGCAGCGTTCTTTTTGCTGTGTCTTACTATTCTCCGCTTTTTCTTCGTTTCTCCGGGTAATTCAGCTTTAGCACTCGCCCAACTACAGTCTGCCAAAGGACAGATAAAACAGTTTGGATAAGTGCATCCATCCGGTTTTTCCATATTCTTCCTCCTATGTGATAAGCTTTTTCTCTAAATCATTCATGTCATAGTTCCGGCCATCGAAATTATTGAATCCTTTTTTCTCCTGTCCGCTGTCTTCATATTGTCCCTCAGACACTTTTGTGAAGTTGTTCGGTAACACAAACCAGTCGAATGTTATCTTCCAGTTCTTCACTTTCCCTTGTAAGTACTTGCTTTTCTTCACGTTGCCCACAGCTTGCAAGACATCTTCCAAACCGTTGCTTTCTAACCTCGCTTGTAAGTTCTGATATCTTTTGGAAGTCTTCTCTATCTTCTTTACAGGTTTTATCCCGTAGCTTTCCAAATCGTTCCAAGCTTTTATGACAGCTTCAACGGATCCATCGTCTCTTTCCGGCTTTTCTTCCTGTCTGGTCGGCTTATCTTTTTTTTCATTTTTCTGTTCGGTCTGGTATCTTGCGTAGTTATTCACCGTGTATACGGTATATCGGTTGGTACTTTTGCATGTGATTTCTCCCGTCTTTTCCAGGTGCTTTAATGCTGTCTTCACCTTGCTTTCGCTCATTCCTGTTCCTTTTGCCAATTTGTCTATCGATGCAACAAATGATCCTTTTTTTATCTCTTCGCCACGATAGCTTGCGTCTTTCCAATTCGCTTTTAATAGCATGTGCAAGAACAGATGGCATGTATTTACGTCTGTGTACCAGTCCCAGTCCAGTATCTTTCTGCTAAGTTTTATGTAATCGCTCACACCTCTTCAATATCCACCTCAATTCTCGGATTTTTCTTATCAACATAGAATTCATCCGTGAATCCCACTATGTTTTTCCATCCATCGTCCTGTAAGACTTTGGTATCTACTAATGCATCTTGGATACACTTTCGCCCAAATGCGCTCACATTATCCAGATCTCGTCTCTTGTCCGGCTCATACCATCGGTAATGCATCCGTACCTTTCTTGTTATTCGCAATCTTCCAAATTGCTCATATATGGCTTGTACCACACGGGATTCATTATCTTTCTTCATATCCGCTCCTTTATACCTGTTGGTATTCAGTGCCCGGATATAATCATTCATGTTGTTCAGTTTGCCTTTCACCATCAAAATGTAATGCATTGTAATCCCTACCTATCTTTTTCCAACTCTCAAACGTCTGCTTCATGCAGAGCCGTTTATACTGGATTGCTCTGGCTCTATGTAATTCTTTCCCAATGTATTCATGGAATGCTTTTTCATCTACCGGATCACCTGGAATCGGTCTAAATACGCCATCTCCAATATTCACAATACAGTCACCATTGTTATTCGCATGCTCTATCATTCTTCGAAAGATTCTATCAACATTCATGTTGCACGGACGTTGTATTGCGTTTCTATGTCCATCCGGTATTCGAATAAAATAGCTTTCTGCCGTCTCTCTATTCTTTCCCAAACGCTTTTTCTCCTTTCTGCCGGAGTGTGGCTTCTCCGGCCGTGATACAATATCTTGTGCTGTGCATATCGAATGGGTGAGATGATATGCGTTAGAACCTGTTAATAGTTCCTTTTGCCACATGAATCTATATTTATTTAGTTACAACCTGTTCTTTCCGAACACCTGTATGAACTCTTCTCTTGTTCCGTAGTGTTCTTCAAAATATCTCTGTGCCATTTGCTTAAGTTCTAAGTCCAACCCCTTGTTCGGGTTCCCGTGTACACTTTCTGGTGTAAATTCGTGTAAATGTGGTGCTAACGGAATCACAAACCCGTATTCTTCCGATTTTTTTCTGTACGGACCATAGAAAATGTGGTGCCTGTGGCAGTTTGGACTTCCTGTAAAGTAGCAGTGTTCCATATCGTCAGTGAATACACTTTTAAGTCTTTTCGCCAATCTTCACACCCCATCTTTCTTTCATTTCGCTTATTTGGTTCGGTGTCATAGTCTCTATGCCAAGTTCTTTCGCTTCGTACACAGTCCCGTCAATCAGTTTTGACATTTCATCGGTATCGTAAGTATGCGAACCTCGCATTACCAGATTCACCCGGAATACTTTTCCTTTCTGATTGGTGGTTGTCCTAGATGTAGGTTGCAGATGAACAAATTTCACATCGTATGCGTCTATATCATCGTCCAATATGAATGGAACTAATGCACCGTTAATGGTTTCGTACTGTCCGTATTCCGCTATTAGCTTATTCTTTATGTACACATTGCTGTTCCCGGTCGCATCTGCAATCTTTCCAACCAGTACATGAAAGTAAGAGTTTGCATCGCGACTTCTTTTTTTCTTGTATGCCTTAATCGTTATTGCAATCTGCTTACCTCTAAGGTTCTCAAATGCCTGTCTTGCGTCTTCATTTAGCGTCAGACTGGCTTTTTGCTTATTTGTGGCAAAATCCACCGCTAAGCTATCAAAAGTCCCTGTATAGTCCATTTACACACCAAACATCTTTCTGGCTTCATCTTGGTTATCCCGGAACCACCCGTACTGCTGTTGCGTCAGATCTTCAATCTTCTGTGCACTGTATCCGGCTATAGCCTTTACTTCATCAATTTTGTTTTTTTCAAATATCTTCCGAAGTTCTTTTATCTGCCCTTGTGTAATCTTTCCGTCATTGGCTTTCTGTTCTTTCTTTCCACCACTCTTTTTATCGGCTCCCGTCTGCTTTGCATATTCGTTCGTGTCAGGATCCTTTACATCATCCAAAAGAAACAGTGCGTTCATTGCGTATTTTCTCGCATAGCTTGATGTTGATCCCGTAACCTGTGATTCATCCATCTTCGGTTTCGTCTCCGGCTCCCGTGCATACGCCGGAACAGATATTTCTCCACCATCTTCGCAGTCGATAAATGTTGCTGTCGATTTCACGTATACTCTTCCGGCTATCTCCACGATTTCATCTTTCAGTGTAAGAGATACATTGTATTCCCTTGAATATTTCTTGAACTCATTCAAGATACTCTCTGCGCTTCTGTAATCGTATCCACCAAAATCGTTATGTTTGTCTTTCGGTACATCCATTCTTGTCTGGATCTCGGAAAGCTTCTCTGTGATATCAAGTTCACGTTTGCTCTTTTCTTCTGCCATTACACATCTTTCCTTTCAAAGTAAACGCCTAGAGAAGTTAATGCCATTTCAATCTCTTCCAGTTCTGCATCCGTAGCCTTAACCGTAAATACTACCGTCTTCGAATCTTCCGTGGTGAATTCCGCTGCTTTCACTTCGTCCACCGTCTTAATCTGGTCGATGGCTTTCTGTTCCGCTTCTGCCTTAAGTCTTTCCTCTTCACGGATTCTGGCACGTTCTTCTTCTCTTACCCTCTCACGTTCTCTTTCGAGTTCACGCTCACGTCTTTCCTGTTCCTCTTTCTCTTTTCTCCGTAAGATTTCCGCTTTTTCCTGTTCGTAGCGGTTAATCATCTGGATAGCAAGAGCAAGGTTGTTGTTCTCCATGTACAGGTTTAACGCCTGTTCCTCTTTTTCGGACTTCATGGCCTTAATGGTTGCAATATCCTGTCTGGTCTGCATAGCCTTTGAGTTTATCTCTTCCCGGATAGATTTCATTGTGGTGGATGCATTTGTCCACTTCTCACCGTAGATTTTTTCCAGCGGAATGTAGTCATGCAATTCTTCTTCCACCAGTTCGTTGTACAGATTCTGGATTTCTGCTTTTTTCTCTTCTACACGCTTCGCTTCAAACTCTTTCACCTGTCCGTCAATCAGTGCGATAGGTTTATCGATCACTCCGATCAGCTCTTTCACCTTTCCCTCAAACACTTCGTAAGGCTTCATGTACTCTTTCTTCACTTCAACCTTGCGGTCGTTCACTGCCTTTCTCAGCTTTCTGAGGTCTGCCAAATCACCTTTGGCTTTCTGCTTGTCTTCTTCCGCAAACTGCTTTGTCTCATACACTGCCATCTCTGTTTCAAGAGATTTTTTGATGTCCTCAAAGTTTCCGGTGATAACCCCCATCGTCTGGTTTACGGTTAATTCTAATTTCTGCATTGCGGTTCCTCCTAAAGTTCTTTCACGATTGTTTTGCACTTATTTTTTTCTGCCACCTTGTCGGCAAGCTTATGCACATAAGCCTTGTCCATATCTGTTTCATAGGCATATGCCCCGATACGGTATTCCAAGTCCGGTTTGCAGATCATCCATATCTCTGCCATCTTCTTTTCCTCCTATGATCTCTTTCACACATTCTTCACATAGCGTCTGCCCGTCAAATGTGTATAAGCTGTCACCACTGTATACAGGTCTTCCACAGCATGTGCAGTATTCCTGTTTTTCTTCTTCCGGCTCCGGCGGTATGGTCTTCCAATGGTCATAGCCTTTAATGCTCTCCATCTCCATTCCACCCCATCAGTTTTAAAATCACGTCTCGCTCAATATAGATGTTTTGGCAGACATATCTTTTCAGTGTGTCCAGTTGCGCTTTCAGGTAGGCATATCCGTGTACTGCATTTCCGTAGTCGCTCACGATATCTGCCACTGCATCGGCTACGCTCTGTAAGCTATCTTTTTTCTCTTCTCCCATGTTCAAATCCCCTTTCATGTGTTATAATTTTCTTGAATGTTTTTCTGAGTGCTTGATTGGATTTTCCATCGGCACTCTTTTTTATACACATCCGGCTATCATAACCGCCAATGCGTATAGCGTAATCACAAGTGCTATCCTGTAGTAGTTAAGCTTGTCTTCCATGCTCTCTACCTCCTACTCGATCATAAGTATCAGCATTGCGATGAATGTGACAAACCATAAGCAACGCCAAAAGATTACTTTTCTTTTCAACTTGCGGATGATCTCTGTTGCCATTGTCATGTGTGCTTCCTCCTGTTCTTCAGATTTGCGAATTACAGGAGAATGTGTTATAATCAACCTGTATTCGCTAAGTGTTCTTTAGCGGTACACCGCCCTGTCTGGTATGTCGGTACCAGCGGGGCACTTTTTATGTCCTTTTTATCGTCAGACCGATTATGTCTGACATATATCTATATTCTTTTTATTCTTATTCTTCTTTATATTCTTCTATTGTTGCTAACTGGCTTGCGAATTGTTTGTTAATTGATTGTTATGTGGCTTGCTAACCGTTTTCACTTGACAAGCAGTTTTGCCTTATTTTTCAAGTGTTTTAGCTTGTCATTTGCTTGTTAACTGGCTTGTCAAAATTTTCGATTTTTTGAAAATTTCTTTAATTTTGGCTTGTCAATTGATTGTTATCTGAGTATCGTTTGGCTTGCGACCAGTTACCGTTTTGCCCTTATTTTTCAAGGGTTGTGGCTTGCTAAGTGGCTTGCGATTTGACCAAAAATCAACTACCATTTCCACATTTACCGTAACAATAATTTGAATACATTGAAAAATAAATATTTTTAGGCTTTTTTACTGTCTTTTTGTCTTACAACGTTGCCAGATGTTTCTGAAGTTTCTTCCAGCTCGAATCTGCCTTTGCATGTAGCACGGTTCTGCTTTAACGCATTTGAAATTGTGCAAGGTGTAATTTTAAAATATTTAGCTGCTTCTCTGATGGAAGGAAATGTCTTTCCGGATTCCAAATGCCTTACAGGCTTCCTGTGACTATATCCGTAATCTTTAGGGGTATATCCATTCTCTAAAATTTCGCTAATTCTCTTTTCTGCATATCGCTCTCCATTTGATCGAATCCAATATTTTATAAGTGCACGGTCAACACCTATTTTTCTTGCCCATACAGTTTCTGGAAGCGTTTCACCATTGACAGAAATTTTAATTGTATTTCTTCGGTTGTTTATGTTTTCTTCTCTTGATATCCATCTGCAATTATCCGGCGTATAATCTCCTTCATTATCTTTCCTGTCGAGATCAAGTCCTTTTGAATATCCATTAGACAAGCTCCAACTTAAAAACGGTTCAAATTCTTCCCATTCTTCGCATACTTTTATCCCACGCTCTCCGTAGTTTTTGTAAGCTTTGCAATTAGGATTTTTGCAACGTTGCTTCATAGATTTCCACGCCCAATAAATATTTTTGTTCTCACTTCTTAACGACATTACTTCCTCCAATAACATTTTTGACTATCGATGTAACTCCGATGATTATTGCCACCATTGACTGATCTATCTTTCTTTTCATCTTTGCTATCACTCTCCTTGTCTTTTCTTCTGGATTCTCCTATACTGTTTATACAGGCACTGCCATGCCGAGTAATTCAGAAAAGTGAAAAGGAAAACTAATCAAACTTTGCTCTGGCAGACATCAGCTCAGCCAGAGCTTTTGTCATTTCGGTTAATTCCTGGCTTTCGTAAATAGATGCAACACATTCTGTTTCTCTCTGCAAAAAGTCACACAGTTTTTCGATGGTGTTATCTACTTTTAAAAGTTTGTCCTGTTCCATGTTGTCACCTACCTGTATTTAATTGTCGAAATCCTATATTTTAGGATTCTCTATCCACAAAAATAAAGTCCATAGGAATACCAGAAAGTTCGCTGATGATTCTCAACTGACTTAAATCCGGCTCTGTTTTACCTAACTCCCAATTAGTTACGGTGGCCGGAGAAACGCCCACTTTCTCAGCAAATTCTCTTTGCTTCAGCTTCGCATTAACTCTACATGCTGCTATGGAAATCCTCGGAACTTTGTAAGTCTCTACCATTTAGGTTCCTCCTTTCTTTATCTTATGCCTGTATTATAATCCTATTTTTTCGTATTGTCAATATAACAATTTAATTTTTTAGGATTCTTGTTGAATTTTTTAGGATTCTGTGATACTATAATAAACGTAGAGAGGAGGTGTTAACATGACCGAGGAGGAACAGAGAAAAATCTTCGCAAAGAACCTAAACTACTACATTTCCAATAGTGGAAAGCAACAAAAGGAAGTTGCTGAAGCGTTAGGATTCCCCCAAACAACTTTTAATACTTGGTGCACTGGCAAGATAATGCCGAAGATGGGAAAGGTACAGGCAATAGCTGATTACTTTAAGATTTTAAAATCCGACTTGATTGACGATAAATCATTCAAGGAACCATCAGAAGAATTTCTTGAGATTGTGGCAAAATTAGGTGCAGACGATGAACAGTTTCAGAAAATTATAATTGATTATTATCACATGAGCACAGACAGGAAAAAAGTTTTTTGCGAGTTTTTCAATACTTTCGTTTCTGGCAACTAAAAAAGAAAAGGAGACATTAAGTCTCCTTTTCTTTTTCTTCTCTATAGCACGCTTTGGCAAAATAAAATACCAGTTTTAAATATTTTTCGCTTGTCATTGCGGTTACTGCTTCAAGAATCCGTTTTTTGTAATATTCTTGCTGTTTCTGTTCATCCACATAAATCCCTCCAATATCCCGACACGTCATTCCAGTAGCGATTACCTACATTACAGAACATATATTTGCTATCTGTCAATGTTTTCGCTGATAGCATCTTTTACTATAAGATAGATGTACCGCATTAAGCGAGGGTCACGGATGCCTTTTATCATCCGCTTGATTTCGTTTTCATAAGTATCAGTCCATGTTTTGCTGCTCTTGCTGTTCATTTCGTCCTTTCCCATTAGATTACCTCCTATCAATGGCTTGACAAGTGCCATTTTTATTTTATAATTATACATGTAATATTTATATAGATTATAACTCGAAACTATAGTCAAGATGTTGGCTAAAATATCGTATTTTTCTTATTAAAAAGAATGAAAAATAGCCAAGATATTAGCCTTTTCGACAGGATGTGACATAATGTTAACAAAAGAGGAAATGTTGAATAACTTTGCACATAACATCGAAGAAGAGCGGAAAAGCCTTGATTTTACGCAAGTTCTCTTTTCTAAGATGCTGGGTGTGTCTGTGTCCACATACAAAAACATCATTTCACGGAAGACTAATAATCTTGACGTTTTCTTAGCACTAAGGTTGTCGGAACTAACGCACAAACCTATCCCTGATCTCTTAGGGTGTTCTTCTAAGGAATACGAGGTATTGGGAAAGTACAGGCAATTGACCGACAGGCAACGTGCGTATATTCTTGGTAAGATGGACTATGAACTCTCTATGAAAGTGCTGGAAACGGATCCAGAAAACATGTTGGATGTTCTATGCCCCACTGGTGAGATGGCTGACGGTATGATATTGGATTCCTCACACGAAGAACGGATATACTGCCCGGAATACATAAAAAAGTACGGTGAGACGTTACATTGTGGTATAAAGATAACGAGCAACCACTTGCTCCCTGTATATGTAAAGGGTGATATCATTTGCATATCCAAAAGAGTACCAAGAAACGGTGATACCGTGATTATTATACACAAAGAAACAGGACGTGCGTATATAAGGCGGTATGTACAGAGAAGTAAGACAAAGTTAGTCCCGATCAACGGCTTCGGTGATGTCATAGAAGTTGATCCGAATAGTTTTGAAGACATGGAACAATGGGTAAGGTTTGGAGTTGTGATTGCGGTATTAAGAAGATAGCATACTATGTATGCGGAGGTATTTATATGCAGAATAAAAAGGTCTTGGAATTAGATAGCTTTTTCGGGAAACTTGTTGCTTATGATGAATATGTAGAAATTATTCCTATGTATGTAACAGATTCTCGAAAACAAGGGAGAAAATTCTATTATCAAAACATTAGCGGTATAACATGCAAAGAACCAAGTGTTTTGTGGGGGCCTGGATATATACAATTTATAATTCCGGGAGAACAGGCCAAGCAAATAAAATGGATGGACAAAGGATGGAAGAAGACGGTTAAAAACGATCCAAATTCTTTACTTCTTTCGGTTGTAGGAAAAGATTACAAAAAAAGATATAAAGAATTTATGGATTTTCTAAACAAAAAGATAAGCGACAAACCAGAATCTACCGCAGAAGTTGCAAATGATCTAAATCAGCTAAAAGCATTAAAAGAACTTCTTGACTGTGGAGCAATCACTAAGCAAGAATTCGAAGAAAAGAAAAGAAAAATACTTAATAGAATATAATCATAGCATACTATATACTTCTTAAAAAGATAATAAGGAGCTGTTAAAATGCGTCCGAGCCAATACCATTACATAAAACGTGCTGTAACAAGAACTGCGTACAATCGGAAGATGCAAAAGAAACGTGCTAAAAAGCACAAGAAAGAACTTAGGAAGAAAAAAAGGAAAGAAAGGCTCTATACTTTTCAAAAGAATTCAGAGAAAGCTTCTGTACAACATGATTCTCCTGGATTTAAAATTACAATGCTTGTATTGGGCGAAATTTTCTTTGGAATATTAACACTCTTTCAGACGATTAATCTTTTCGCAAACTGGACAAGGTGCGTGAAAGAAAATGGTATAATTAGTACTATATTCTTATTCATAATAAATATAGCATTTTTTGGCGGGTTAACATATCTATTCTCATATTTGATAAAAAAAGACAAGAAAAAAGACACTGACACTTTGCAATTTGATAATTGTATATATCATCTTGCAAAAGAAAAATCTCTAACCGATCGTGCCAATGCTGTTCTTGAACATGAGTACAAAACTCTTGTCGAAGACTTAAACAAATTGGACGTCGAAAGAAAAACTGTTTCAGAAAAAGAAATTAAGATAGATAATACAGAGATTCCATCTGAACGAATTAGCAAAAGGAAGAATCAGAATGATGTTCAAAAAACATCAATTTCCAAAAAACATTTTGAGTTCAAATATGCAGTTGTTGAAAATCCAGATCCTTACTTAAAAGAAGCATCAGAACTATTTATCAAAAACGGGAAAGCTTCTGTTGGAATGTTACAAAGAACTTATAAAATTGGTTTTTATCGTGCGGATCGCATTTTGAAACAGCTTGAAAAAATAAGAATTGTCAGTTCTGAGTTCGGGACACATCCAAGAGAAGTTCTTGCATCACCAGAAGATATAGATGCAGCTTTTTCAAATACAACTTTCCGAACGTTTTCCACAGAAGAGAAAGTTAAAAGAGAAGAGAATGAACGCATAAAGGATTTTTCCGATGCTTTCGCTTCTCTGTGTGTTGCAAATTGTGAACTGGACAAAGAGCAAAATTATACAGACGATGTTACTGGAGGAAACGTAAAATATAACGAAAAACGATTTGATAATCTTACAAACGATTCTGTCATAAGTCAAATAGTATCAGATGAAAAAATTAAAGAAGTTTCTGATAAAATATTGCATGTGTATAGCGAAATTGGATTAATGGTTATGATAGATGGTTCATTATGCACAAATCAATATGTTATTCTAAAATTAAAACCGATGCATGGGACTAGGATAAATGACGTAATTTCCATTCAAAGTTCTATTGAAAGCGCAATTGGAATGAAATCACTAATGAATGTCATGTACAAAAAAGGATATATCGGAATTCTGCTCCCAATCTATCATTTTATAGAAAAAGAAAAAATCCCCACTACTGGCGAGTAATCAGCAGTGGGGATTTTTGGTATTGTATGTAAAGAATATTTGCTCTTAATTTTATTTCACGATGCCGGATAAGAGCCAGTAGGTTGTGATAAGTCCTACTTTTCCGTCCGGTGTAAGCCCCCTGTTGTTCTGGAACTTCTTCACACATGTGGTCAGATAAGCTGTCCATCCCTCATTGTAAGACAGCTTTGTAAAGCCGTATACGTCTCTAAGAGTACGTCTAAGCCATCTGATAGCCGTGATACAGTTGTGTGTCTGTCCCGACCATAAGATATGCGTTTTAGCAAAATTCTGTGAGCCAACACCGAATTTGTCATCAACAGACAGTGCGTTGGTATCAAACCCTTTGTTCATGGCTTTCTGCCATTCTCCAACACGGGAATTGTTAAGATAATAACGTTTGTCACCTTTCCAAGATTCATCTACCGGTTTAGGTGCCGGTGCTACAGTCGGTTTCTGTACTGGAGTTACCATACCGCCCAAGTCCTTATAGACATAGTTTACATCTACATTTCCAGGGATTCCAGGAATAGAGCCTTTCGATGTGTACTGCCACATATCAATTCCGTTTACTCCGGCAGATTTAGAGCCGTAAGATGCAATCCACAGAGAATATCCCCATGTCTGGCCGATATAGTTCTTGTACCAAGATGTAGACGCATAGATTCCGGCTTTATAGCCATGTGCCACCATTGCGTCACAAAATGCTTTTGCATTGGCTTTTGCAACTCCCTGTGTTCCCTGTTGTTCGCTGTCAAAATATACAGGCCATGCCGGGGAATGTCCTTTTAAAAGTCTTAATGCGTGGTTGATTTCTCCCCGTATTGCACCTGTAGTCTTTGCGTAAGAATACAGATACACACCGTAAGGGATGCCAAGACGCTCACATTCAGATACATTTCTCAGCCATTTTTTGTCATCCTGTCCTGCCTGATCTTGTCCATATCCGCATCTGATGATAGCACCTACAATGCCGGATGCTTTTACTTTCGCCCAGTCGATGTTCCTGTTATGTTCAGAAACATCGACTATCCTATTCAATATATCCCTCCTGTTTTAAGTGCTCTTTCGTTTCTGTAATCTCTGATGCATGATCTTTCACAAACTTTTCTGCATCTGCTTTTTCCATGCCGTAGTGTTCTGCCAATTCGTCTACCGTGTAGCCGTAGGCACAGCTTTTGACTACTTCGCAAATGGTCTCTTCACTCATTTTTTTCATAATTATTCAATTTCCTTTCTATAAAGATACTATAATTATAGAAAAAGTTCAGAAAAATAAGGGAACGATATTTTTCTGAGTTAAATAAAAATAGCATCATCTTGGATGAACCATGCGGATTCGATAACGAAAAAATTCGGAGTAATTTATATTGATTATTATTGCCCAATCATCGGACCATATGTACAGCTTGATTCAATATGGAGTGCCGACCTAACGGTCGATCCAGTATGCTACGTTATTGCGAAATGATTACAATTTCTCCCAGGATCCATATGAAACACCAGCATTATATGTAGAATAATATATACCATTATCAGCCAGTGCAAGTCTCATAGATGTATTACTGTTATACTTAAATACAATTATGTATCCACCTGTGGACGGTTGATTCTTAGCTGAATACCAACGGTAGACTCCGCTTTCTGTTGTTTGTGTAAGACAATCTTCTACTTTTTTTGCGTTAGTAGCAAGAATACTGATGAGATTATCTTTATTCCCTATTTTATTGCTATCCAACTCACTAGCATATTCCATGATAGTTTGGTTGTTTAGTTCTACAAATCTCCAAGTAGATGCAATTCTTTTTTTAATGGAATCAAACAACACTCCTAGCTTCGCTCTGCTTGTTATTGGAGTAGAATCTTCTACGATAATATCATCCGTATCGTTCAATTCTGTGACTTGCGGAAGATCTTTTATGTATTTTCCATATATTTTCTGCGCTTTTAAATTTTCATTAGCCATTTGCATCATCCTCCTTTGCTACTGCTAACGTTTGTGTGGCCATGCTTTCAAGTTCTGAAATTCTTCGTTCAAGTTCATAGATATCGTCTTCTGTAAGTAATTTTTTTAAATTTACTCCATTATGCCAATAAGGTTGTGAAAGACTTTGGATAACAATATTGGCATTAATATCACCAACTTTTAATTTTACTGAAACGCCAGATTCTTCGCTTTCTGTAGTTGCTTCAAACAAATTATAACTTGATTCATTTATTTCCCTTTTTAGGTTTCCTGTCATATTTCCTCCGGCTGTCGGGACATAAGGTTGTCCGGATCCGGAGAAAACTTCATTTGCCGGAAAGTTAACATCTGTTTCTCCGTTTACTTTCCTTTCACATCCACCGATCGTTACAGTTCTTTCTGTTCCCCATCGTTCTGTAGTGATTCCCTCTGTTCCGTCAAATTCCGTTCCATTAATTTTAATGCTGTTCTTCAAGCTTGAAGCTTTTATGTTCGATAATTCAATAAAAAGTGCCTCTCTACCATCTGTAGTTCCATCCCCGGTCGCATCTCCTGTTATAGATACCAAAAGCGGATTAGCAAGCTTTATGGCTTTTTCTACTGTCATTAAAGTTTTCAGCATTCCGATAGTTAGTTGTAAATCTTCGGTTTTAGTGTGTAGCAAGACAGTATCGTCATCCGAAAGGCTATCCGCTTTGTTTAATTCTTCTATATATGCATCTGCCATTTTATCACCTACTTACTATTGCGTCAGACAAATCATCTACCAACGTCTCTACTTTTTTCACAAGATTATCATAATCTGTTTTCTTTACATATATTTCATCACTTTTCTGTGAAGAATATACCGTTGACGTACTGACTTGTGTGTCATCGATACCGACTTTCCCGGCCACAATTTGATTAGCTTTATCTATAGCATCTTGTGCCTTTTTCGATGCATTATTCGCATCTTTTATGGCTTGCTGTATGCTTTTTAAATCAGCTTCAAAATCGTCTTTTGTAGCCAGTTCTTTTATTGTCCCTGCAGAAAAGCACATAAAAACTTTTTGATTTTCTACAGCTTCGTCTATAGTAACTGCAAATTCTCCGGGGAGCATCTTGTTTGCATCAAAATCTTTTAATTGCCCCCTACGCATTTGAATTGCCATATATCTTCTCCTTTCTATCCAGGAATCCACTGTACAAGCGAAACTCCGGATGGCGGTTGTATTGGTTCCTGTCCTCCACCGCTACTCGAATCTCCACCGGCAGTATAACGTAGTACATAATTCCATCCTCTCGAATAATTATAATATCTGCACACCCATATCTCTGTTCCCGTTTGATCCCCTGGTTCTGGATGTCCTCTTGTAGATGATGCTTGCACCATCTGACCGTTTCCAATATACATCGCTGTATGGTATGTCACATTAAGTAGTACATCACCCCTTTGCATACCAGCTCCCGTAGCACGGTTACAACTCGATGTAACATCCGTGAAACCACAGGCTCGAAAAACATTATACATATTGCCTGTATAAGTTGCACCGTTAGATCTTACAGGTACTCCGGCCTGTTGCCATGCAGATATGACAAGTGAAGAGCAATCATAATCTGGATTTCCCCATCTCCTACTTTGTATCTGCGAATAACCATGCCTGTTGTCGTTGGCTATCCCAATAGCCCATTGAACCGCACTTTCTGTTTTTGTCATATGCTGTCTCCTTAAAATGTTGTACCGCTTGCTGTTCTGCCACCAACTAAATATCCATTCACAAATTTTAAGTAACTTCCGTCGCTAAACACGGCAGTTCCCGTTTTTGTGGTATTCCCGTTAACCACCATTTGTTTCGCAGAAATGGCAATCTGTTTTTGACTTAAAAGTTGTAATCTTTCTGAAACGTTAAATTCGGAATAACCTTTTCCAACGTTTAAGTAATCCGTAGACGAAACTCTCGCTTGTATACCATCTAATTCTCCGGAAATGTGACCTGTATAATTTCCTCCAGATGAGTAAAGATCAATTCTTGCATTATGCAAATCTATTTTTCTACCCGCAGAATCTTCGGATACATAATGCCCTCTTGCATACACACCTTGATTATTCCATCTTCCTATTTCATTTCCGGATGAATCTTGCATTGAAAGCACACCATTCTGGTTGTTATAACCGCCAAGTGTAAGCGTTCCAGAATGTATCCAGTCACAGTTAATACCTACAGCGGAAAGTACATTAACTACTGCATTGCCATTAGAATCCAACCCTGCGTTCCATGTCTTACCGCCATCTGTAGACACTGCAAATGCATCACCAACCATTTTCCAGATAATGTTCGAATCTTCCAACCGTTCTTTGTTGTGGAGATAAAATATAACTGATTTATCTTCTTTGATTTCTTCAGTCTTAAAAAATCCCATCCCCTGTGTCATTAAGGCTGTAAGTGACTGAACAGCTTCATCATATTTACTGATTTTTTTTTCGGTAATTTTCGAAGATTTTTGAATAGCTTTGGTTTCTGCGCTTACATATTTACTACTGTTTCTCACAGAATTTTCAGCCGAGCATTTAAGTTGAGTAAATCCAAGGAAGTTAAATGTAATGTCTGTAAGAATCGTCCTGTTCGTCTTTCCGGCACGATCAATCACATAGGCAAGATCCATAAACTCTGCCAAAGGATAAGATAAATGTTCACCAGAAAAATTCATAAATGTTAATCCTACAAGCTTTGCCCCCACTGTATTTACGAGAAGATTTTTATCTTCAATAAGCGAATTTTCTATTGCCAAAATGTACCCATCAGTGCCGTAAGTATATGTGTTTTCATTATCCGTTGTTTGTACTCCTGTAATCTTTATGTTTTCAACTCCGGTTGTTAACCCGATCTTCCACTGTGTTAAAAAGTGGAAATTATCTGCTAACTCAAATGTTCCATCATCGGCATTGTTTCCGCTTGTGTAGTAAGTAGTGGCATCGGAAAGAATATATCCGCTTGCTTCTTCCGTATCTACCGAATGAACGCCTAATGTACGTCCGTCTCTGAGCCGGAATCCATCATGTTTCTTTGATATTAAGTGATAAGGATTTCTCTGTTTGCGTTCTACCGAACGATACATAATCCCGTAAGAATCATCTGTTAACAGCTCTAATCCATCGTCAAAATAGCCACCGTCCATGTTGGAACCGCTTGCGTACAACTCTTTGTTCCAGTCAAGATCATCGTAAAAAAATTCATTAATATCATCACCAAAACTTCCACCAGACATATCGGAATATGTCACATACTTTTCCGTGATGACATCTGTCTCAAATTGACCGCCGTCATAGTTTTGCCTTGGATCATCGAACCACCCACCATCAAGATCGGTCATTCCATCAAAAAGTGTCATGTCGTAATCTGTAATCTGTAAATGGTTTTCTGCATTCATCCATGCATTTCCACCAGCGATCATGGATATTAATCCAACAACCTGTCTGTGAGTGGCGTTTGTCGGTGATTCTTTTACGGTTATATCTTCTCCATTAAAATGCACTGTGTCTAACTGTACTCCGCACGTTCTGCAAGAATCTATCAATATTTCAGACAGTTTGATGGGATATTTTAAATGCGTCGTATAATCACGATCAAGCTTATATGCATCATCGTAAGCAGAAAAGCTTACGGTATCTCCATAGCTTTCTGGATCAATAACGGTATATGTACCGCTTTTTATACTCAAATCCCCATTTTCCGCACTTATAGTCTTGTACAAAGATATTTTCGCACCAAGAAAGCTGTGTATCTTATAGCGATCATCTGCATTGTATAATTTTACCGATATCTTTCTTGATACCACATTTCCAAGCGGTAAACTCTGTGTTCCGGCACCATCTACAATGTTATTTCCTGATATTAGAAATTCAGATTTCCCGAGATTTAACACTGTGCCATCCAAGAAAGTAACCCTTGCAGATGGATACCAGTCACTACGTCCGTATATAGCTTTCTTATATGCATTGCTAATGTGTATCATAGTGGATTCACCCCGATTATGTTAAAACTAAGGGATTTGTACTTTTCTTCTCCCTCTTTTAATGTCCCGATATCTACACTTCCTTGTGTGACATAAAACGGTGCTTCTCTCCATCTTCCGTAATACACGGAAAAATAATATAGCTGCACTTGCCTTTGGTTTACAATCATCTGCAAAAGGCTTGCCATTTCCGATATGCTTATGTCACTTCCCTCATAAGCGTAAGATTCTACCGTGAACATCGGTTCATTGCACATAACGCCACTCATTAATCGCTCTGTTCCCTCTGTAGAGGTAGTGGCAAAGCTGAATTTGAATGTGTCTGGCTGATGAATAGTCCGGCCATTAATCTTAATCACTTGCTGTGCCATTTTACCTACCTCCCGAGTTCAAATACATTCTGTCCATTGGACATCTGCATCTCTTTTGCTGTATCAATAAGCTGTTCAAGTACCGTTCTGCTGTCCAAATTTACCACAAGTTTTATCATTCCTGTACCTTTGCCACTTTCTTCGCTTACGATTTTTCTTAACAGATTTTCCGGCATCTCCAAGTTGTTTCCCTTTGTCTGGTCACCAAGCACCGCTAAAAACGGATTTCCAGCCGGAATAACTGCCCCTTGTGCAAGATATGGAATTCTGGTGTAATTTGCATGGGAAAGATTAATTCCCTTACCGCCGATACCTGGAACCCAATCCGGTACTTTAATGTGATTCAGTCCGTCTACCAATCCATTAATTGCATTAATAATTGCTTGATTCAATCCATTAAATAGGGCGATAACCATATTTACAGGTGCTTTAAAAATTGAGTAGATTAAATTAGCAGCTCCACGGAGTATTTTTAGTATTCCTTTTAGCGCCATATCTACATTCCCCGTAAATACTCCTTTTAAAAATGTGACAAACCCAGAGCATATCTGCTTAATGCTGTTAAAAATCCCTTTAAAGCTGTTAAGAAAAACTTCCACTACATCTCCAAATACTCCGAATTGAGCGTGCCAGTCAGTGGCAAATACTCCTTTTATCCAGTTCATAAGATTTGACATTGTGGTTTTAAGCTGATCCCAGTGAGTAGCTATCAATATAATCGCTGCTACAGCAACTGCTATCGCAATTGGAACGATTCCAAACGTAGTTACCAATGAACTAATAGCTCCAACAAGTCCACCGCCACCTTTTAAAATGCCAATTAATGTTCCTATGTGTCCAGCAAATCCAAGAACTGCGCTTGATATAGTTGCAATTAAAGGAACTATCTTTGATGTAGCAAACGCTGTAACTAATGCTGTCCCAATGGCATCAACAATCCACTGATGTTCACCGAGGAAATTAAACAAGCCAGCAAGTACATTAATAAGCGCCGGAAGACCGATCTCTATCAGCCATGTAAGCATCGGCAATATAATATTCGTATACAATCTTTCTAAGAAACTTCCGATAGCTTCTATCAGTGGTGACATGGATTCAAACAGATTCTTAATCGAATTAAGTAGTGGATAAAAGTCCAACGATCCCGCCCACTGAGCCGTATCCCACACAAGACGATTGATGATATCAAGTACCTTTTGGAAAGCATCTGCTATAGCCTGTATAATGGCCGTTCCTACGGCGTTTTTATTCCAAGCTATATCTAATTGCCTTGCGATATTCCCGACCGTTGTAAGCAGTCCCTGTGCGATCTGTAACATGGTAGACAGTATCTGTGTGCCTGTACCATTCGTCCAGACTTCCAACATACTACTGCCGACACTCTTTGCCAGTGCTCCCAGCTCCGACAATGCATACTTAGCAGCATCAATTGTGTTCTTTCCCTCACGTTCCCACGCTTCTTTAAATGGTTGGAATATCTGCCCCAGTACATCCTTGATTTTTTCAAAAATCGGCGGTGCATCTATTGGAACTTCTTCAAACATTTTGCTGATCGGTGTTCCGTTTGCACCGGATCCAGACGGTGTTGTGTCGGTATCCTTATTTGTCGTATACCGATTAATTTCATCCAATGGTGACAGGTAGTCTTTCGCTGCTTTTGTGGCTTTCTTCGTAGACTTGGCGGTCTTGTCCAGACTGGCAGCATAATCTTTTTGTACTGACAATGCCTTTGTGTATGTTTTATTCCCGGCAAGATAGCCGAAGAACATTCCTACATAAGTTATGGCTGTGCTGATAAGGTCAATAAATCGTGACAGTATCGGTGTAATAACGGTTAGAATCGGACTGAAAGCTGTAGCAAATGCATTTTGCAATCTTATAAGACTCCCCCACAAAGTAGATATATTTGCGTTTGTGGTTTTGGAGTATTGAGCAAGATTATTAAATCCACCTATTATTCCTTGCGTAAGAGCACTAAGAATTCGAAAAACACCGCTAAACAATAGAGACATCGTAAGCATTCTTCCGATACTCATTCTTGCTGATCCGGCTGATTTACTAGCGTCTTTAAATGACCTACTCAGTTTTGAATTGGAATTTGCAGTTTTGCTATTGGCACTGTTTACTCCAAAAAGTTTTTCTTTCAAGGAAACCAAACCAGTACCGTAACTTGCAAGTTTGCTTTTAATGCCAGAATACGATGTGTTTAATCGGTTCTGCATATCTGTAAGTCTTCTTTCTGCACTCGCAAGTCTTTCCATGTCTGCCTGTGCTTCTTTGGTGTTCACACCAGTCGAAAAAGCTTTTCCAGAAACTTCCAGATCAATAAGCTCCGACCTTGCGTATTTAATAGTGTTCGCAAGTTCATCTATGTCATACTGCATTTTTTTATAAGTCGAAGTGTCCTTTTTCCCTCCGTTTGCTACAAAACGTTCCTGAGATGCCGTAAGCTGATTGAGTTTTGCTTCTGCTTTTGAAATTTGGTCGGATATTTCCTTATATTCCGTGGTTGGGATGCGCTGATTTGCATAGGATGCTACCTTTTGGCGTAATGATTCTACCTTTTGTTCTTGCGCACTGTATTCATTATTCAGTTTTGCAAAAGCATCTATCTGCTTGTTGATGGCGTTTTTTGCAGATGTCCCTAAATTATTTACCCTGTCTGCTGCTCTTCGCAATCCGGCTTCAATTTCTTGTGACCCCGCCTTTATGCCATCAGTTCTGATTTTTGTGTTAATAACAATACTTCCATCTTCTGTCATGTATTGTCCTTTCTACCGCTAAATATTTGCGGTCAGCGGGTATCTCCACATGATACCCGGTTAATTATTTACGAGTCCGAATACTCTTCTTAATTCTTCTTTTTCTTCTTCGCTTCGCTCTGGTGTTGCTTTAAGGTCAACAAGTTCTTTGTTGCTAGAATAGAATTCTTTTTCCCAACTATCCAATTTCTTCCCTTTCGAGACTTTTTCACGAATGTTAGTTATTGTGCTGAACAGAGATTCTCCAATCTCCATGAAAAGTCCCATGAACGTCCACCAATGCAAGTACTCTTTATCACGAATATCCTCATGTGCCACTTTATTAATGGCCGGAATTAGAATCTTTGCATCTTTTTTCCAATCCATAAGTTGCGGTTTTTTCTTATCTCCCTTAAATCCGCAGTCGATAAACTCTTTCGCCGTCTTTAAAGCTTCTTCCCAGTCTTCCGTTGGAAGATTATCAAAGTCTTCGTAGAATATAGCCAGAATCGTTGTGTATATCTCCAAGTTTTTTTCTTCCTCTGACATTCCAGCTACTATATCGGGATCATTAATAGCACAAAGAATATCTAACACGGCTCTGTAATCTGAGCGTATTCGATATTCTTTGCCGTTTACGTTAACGGATTTCGGAAGTTTCCAGACATCCATTAGTTATGGTACTTGGCCACGTACTTATTTACACGGCGCTGTACCTTTGTTACGTTTGTGTTCAATTTTGTTTCAATGACTTTTGCAACACTGTCAATTACAATTTCGAGGAAAATTCTTCCATCATCCATTGGCGAAAACGGTCCGAGAACCTGGAAAAATGCTTTTTCTGCATCTCCATTAATCAGATAAGACATTTTCTCTGCAATTTCCTTTTCTGCTTTTCTGGAAGCTTCAATGCTGTTATCTTCCGGCATCTTGTAATTTTTCCAAAATCGAACAACTTCTTCGTATCTGTCAACAATGTTAGTGTCAGTCGGTGCGAACACTATACTTCCAAGAGTTTCACCAAACTGGTTTTTGATAGGAATTTTGACTCGGCCATCATTTATCTTAATAACCAGTTCGCTATCATTTCTTTTTTTTGGTAACTTGTTGCTCATATTATTCCTCCTGTTAATAAAGTGTTACAGTACTTCTTTTCCTGTAGAAAGACTATGTGGGATTGTTCCGGCTGTGAATTCTGGATTGCCAGAAGCAAGCGAAGCGGCACTTACATATCCCTCTGTTCTCTTACCGTCAGAAGATACTTTAAACGGAATGTTTACGCCAGATGTATCTCCACCATAAGACTGCGGTTTTACCATAACCTCTTCGACATATGCAAGGTGGTTATCTGCACTTGTATCTTCCACAAGAACTTCCAACATAAGTGTTTTGCAGTCCGCTCCTTTCAATCGTTTCATTGCAATATCCCTAATCTTCGGATACAGCTTTTTGTCCGGGTTTGCATAGTATGTATCTGCATCCATAGACGGTTCATATCCATTATCTGTTGTTTTTGTCTGACCAAGAATGTTCTTCTTCGTCTCTGTATCCGGGTTCAGATCAACCGACATATCGTCGATGTCATCACCAAGGATTTCCCACGTAGCACTTGCTACTGTCTGTTTGAAACTATAGTCCAGATAATGCGCGAGTGCTTCTCTACTAAGATTTCCCATATTATAGTCCTTTCTACCGTTAACTTTTTACGGTCAGCGAACATCTCCAATTGATGTCCGGTTAATTAGTTCTTATGAATACATTTCTGTATTTGAGAGACATACTAATCACCCAGTCTTGCACATTGTTTTCGTAAGTCTTGTCAAGATATGATGGTGTGATTCTTGTAATCTCTTCTATTTTTCGTTCTTCTGTAAGTGCTGGGTAAGATGTAAGCTTACGCTTTTCTCCATCAATCACGACACTCTGTCGTTCCAGCCATTTACCTACACTATCAAGAAATTCCTTTATATCCGCTTTCATATTCGGAGAATCACGGGATGTCCTATACACGATATAAAACGGGTAGTTGCAAAGCTGATTCACCTTGCCTGTTACCGATTTTTTCTCCTGTGCAATCACCGCACCGGATACCGGATAGAACGCCATTCCATCATCTTCTTTCAGAGTGGAGAATTTAAACACTTCTCCGGTTTCCAATCCAGGATACTGATTCAGCAAATCTTTAAGTGCATTTGTTACAATGTCGTATCCGTCAACATCGTATTTCACTATTTTTTTACTATCCACCGCCTGCACGTTTCTTCACTCCTTTTACCCATGTATCACCAAACTCATCTTTAGCAGAATCAAACCAATGGTCTGTTGCAAAAGGATTCGGCTCTTTCGAGAACTGAATATCACGGTCTGTTACCACCTTTTTCGCCCCCGGTCTTGCCCACGGCGAACCAGTTTCCGGATCTACCATAACTTTTCCCATGTACAGAAATCTTGCGTAAGGTCCATATCCGGCATATACTTTCCCGCTACCTTTCATGGATTCATTCTGCACACTAGTAGTATCAATCAACATTCCGTCTCTTTGTGGAATATACTTTTTTGTGCCTGTCCATACCTGTTCATCTAACCAAAGTTGAGCATCTTGGAATTGCTTTTCGAATCGGTCAAGATTCACATTCACTTTGATGTCAGCTTCAACTATCGAGATGTTCGGAAAATGGAACATTCTGCTACGTGCCATTTACTTTCCCCCTATCTCAAAATGTGGGATAAGTGTGTATGTTCCGACATTGGTGATTAAGAATACATTGTCGTGATTTTTGTTCATATAATCATAAAAGCCACCATCTCTCCGGCTCTGATAGTCTTCGTCTGCTATCATCTTTTCATCATGTTCGCCCTCAATGAAAAAGTCACCGCTTGCAAATGTGACGGTATGTCCAAGCGTATCGTTAATTTGTTTCGCCCATTTTTTAGGCTCAAGATACTTTTTTCCAGCTACTACTTTTTCATCTGATACCATGCGATACAAAACATGGAGCGTTGCCGTGTCAGCCGTATCAAGTCCTGTTTTTTCGATGTTTGCGGATTTATCAACAATGAGTTGAACACCTTTAATTACGGTCGGATACCAAAATATTTCATCCTTTTGATTCACATATTTGTTAAATACAGTTATGGTTTTGTCATACATTGGTATCACCTCTCGTTAATAAAACTTCTTACCGCATTTTTCACACTTCCATATGTGCCTTGTTTCTTTTATGCCGTTTCCGATATCTTCCAGATACGTTCCGGCATGGATTTTCTTTTTGTGTTTGCAAAATAATCTTTTAATAATTCCCATTGTTCAAATCCCTCTATATAGCAAGTACACTCCGTTATCATCGGTAACGTTAAAAAGATAGCTGACTGCTGCTTCAAGAAGTATTCTTTTCTCTTCTTGCACATTGGTAGCTGCTACGGTATACCGATTGCTCTGGCTGTTCCCGTTAGCGTAAGATATGCTTTCATTTCCAGAAGAAACAGAAGAGACGGTCTTATTTACGACCGTCCCATCTTCTCTCTGTATGGTTCCTATGGCATCCATAGAAGCTTTTTTAGCTTGCTCTATCTTATACATTTCATCAGCTACTGCACATACAGCTTTTTGAACTTTTGTTTCTGCTCGCTCATTTTCTGGAAGTCCATCGACAAGACGATCCATCGTGTAGTTGTCTACGCAGTCACTAGCACGTTCAGCATATTCGCGAAATTCGCTTTCTGGAATTGTTTTTCCAAAAAATTTTTTTGTATAAAACTTATAATCTGTGTACGCCATAGTGTTTCACCTAATTTTCCTACTTTCTTGGATTCGATCTCGTCTTTGGCTTTACGTCACTGACTTCTTTATATTTTTGTGGATTGTTTTCCATCAACTGAGCACTCGTTTCATGCTCAGTTGATAAGATTCTTCCTGTTTCCAAGTCTTCAAACTGTCTCATGCTTACTCACCTTTCTTATTTTTGAAGATAAGGTCTGGCATTACAGATTTTGTTCCGTAATGGTAGAAGAGTTCAATGCCATATGCTTCTGAAAGAGGAATCTTCTCAGCACTGTATGGTGTGGATTTAACAGGCTGTGCGATAGCTCCGTCAACCATCACAATCACATCAACGTCTGTCGGCATGTGAACGCATGAGAATGTTTTTACGCCATGATAAGCGTAGAACTCTTCGTCAGCCACGCCAACACCAGGCACTGTAACTTTGTCCAGATATGTGCGGATTTTTCCGTAGAATTTTGGTGTACAAATCATGTTCATCATAGAACGAGGTACTCCGTCCACATATTCATTCTTGGTGGTTTCGCACTGCTGAATCATGGTTTCAGCCTGTTCCTCAATAGCTGTAATGCCTGTCAGATCAACTTCTGTCGCATCTGTTCCGGCAACTTTGAAGAACTCAGTGTCGAGTTCTGCGATCATTCTAAGTGCATGGTTTGCTGTTCTTTTTGCGATAAGCCCCTCTACTCCGAGAAGAGATACGTCTTTCTGTTCAACCTCTTCTACGATTTCCTTATCAACGTTAATCGAAATCGTAACCGGCTTTCCTTTTACTCCATCACCTTTAGCTGCACCTCTGGCAGTTCCATAATTCTTAGATGTCGCATTTGCGAATCTTTTCGCTTCTACGGTTCCGGCTGATGGATCACCGGAAAGTTCGGTATTCTTCATTTTTCCAGAAATTGTGTTCTTCTGGACGTTTTCAATGACCTTTCCGTACTCTTCTGCAAGAAGCATTTTTCCGGTTGGGTCAAGTAACATGTTTAACGATGTAATTCTTGTTGTTTCTGCCATTTTTATTCTCCTTTAATTCTTTAAGGTCAACGGCTATCTTCTATTGATAGTCGGTTCACAGTATGGTTTTACCAAACAGTTCCAGGAACAAACGGCTCTGCTTTCTGTTCACTTCCACCTTTTTCTGTAGGTGTTGTAAATACTGGCGGTGTCTTACCATCAGTCACGAAAGCGTCTTTCTGAGATTCTTTCAATTCTTTCATGTAATCATCAAGACCAAGAATCTTTTCGCCCTCACGTTTCAGGCCTTTATCCTTAATCATGTTGATAATGCCAGTCTTGGCAAAATCAGAACTGAATTTTTCGCCCGCAAGAGCCTTTGTCAGAACGTCATTGAAGTCTCTTTCTTCAATCTTCTGGTTGTACTCTTTTTCACTGGCATCAAGCTTGTCTTTCCATTCTTTTTCTGCATTCTCAGCTTTCGTCTTCCACTCATCACGTTCTCTTGTGATCGCATCGAAGTCTTTTCCCTCGAACCCGTCTAAAGTCTCTTTCGCTGTTTCATACTGTGTTTTAAAGTTGTCACGTTCCTGTGTCAGAGTTTCTACTTTTCGTGTCTGCTTATCATAGTCAGATACGCTTTTGTAATTCTCTTTCACTGCATCTTCGATTGTCTTTTTCTGCTCATCTGTAATTTCAAGACCAGCATCCTTGATAATCTGAATAATATTTTTCATGTTGCATATCCTCCTCAACGTCTCTTATTAACCGCTTCGTCTGCGGTAGGGATTCAGACAGATGAACCTCTGTCGGGGTAATCGGGATACACGGAATCGAACCGTGGACATAAGTCTTTTTTAAAAGAGATGATTGTGACTTTTGTTCTACCATTGAACTATATCCCGTTAGTGGTTGGTGTAAGTGTTCCCTCTATACAGTTCCAACCACTGTTACGGCTATTTGACGGTCAATCTGCATATTGTTCCGTAACTAACTCTATACAGAAAAAGGATAGCCGGATATGAATCCATGCACCATACTGTGCACTATCCTTTGCGGGATGAAAATTTATCATATTATATCTTTAGGAGGTAACATAAGATGACGATTCCCTAAGTCCGCAACCTTAGGGGAAAGCCTAACGGGCGTTTGACCGCCCTTTAATCAGCATTCCGCTATTAGGCTTTATTGAAAGGAGGTGTATCAAGCAAGAAAAGAAAATGTCCTATGTGATTCACCGTATATATCGTAACATTAATATATATAGCACTCCGTACCCATGTTTTTACATTTCCGCAAGCTTCTTGATTTGCCTTTGAATTTCTTTCCGTTCTTCCGCAAAATCTGAATCCATCACCATAGAGGAAAGCATGTCGTACACTTCTACCATAAGTTTTCCGACACTTTCCATCAGTTTGTCTCTATGTGCCTGATCTCCGTTCTGCTGATACATCTCTTTCGCCATAATGTACTGGTCATATAGTGCATCAATGTTTTTGTCGTACTTTCCGTTACTGTACTTTTTGATAAGGTTTTCTGATGCATCCGCAATCATCCCCGGTACGCTTTCGCATTCCAAAGATTTCATATTACACAATGTAGATGTAATCATGTACATTGCCTGTAAGTTAGACATATTTAAGTCTTTCTTTGCAGATGCTTTCTCGCGTTCAAGCTGTTCTTCCAAAATCTTTTTGATCTCGCTCATTTATTACACCTCGATTCCTTTCATCTTCTTTTTGTATTTGTCGTGAATCTCCGATTGAATTTCTGTGATGTATACCATGTCGTATCCGGTAGATATGAGGTCGTTAATCATGCATTCTACAGTTTTTAATTCTTCACTTACATCCTCTACCAAACATTCCACGAACATAGCATCAGCCACATGACCGTTTTCTCTTAGCGTGTGTGCGTACTGTTCGTACACTTCCTTTGTTTCGGATTCCCAATTGTGATACTCAACAAATCCATCTTCTACGGCTTTCTGCTTTGTGCTTTTCCCAACGCTTAACCGTTTGGCCGTTCGCCACGCATCCGGGATAACATTCACTTTTCCATCAAATGCATCATCAATAAGCTGATTGTGATGGCTTATAAAATATCGGCACACTTTCCTACGTTCCAAACTTTCCGCAATGTGCTGGTACTCATGCATCCGCTTAAAGCCTTTTAAGCCAAGGAAATCGAAGTAGTCAGCAAACTGTCCGTGCATCATGACCGCTCCGATAAACCGTTTATTGATTTCGGCAAAGATTTCTTTCGGAGTTTTGACATCTAGGTTGCTTTTAAAATCAATCATAGAAACTCACCCCTTTTCTATGAGAGCTTTTTAATGATGATATTCGCATCCTTAACCAATGTTTCGACTGTGCCAACGTTGCCAACCGATACAGTAACGCTGCTTCCGGCCGTAACTGCAATCAATGTAGTTGCACTGACATTCTGATACACATTTGCCGTTGCTACTGTATAATCCATTTCCGTACCAGAAACCGGTTCCCCGTTCTGTTTGATAGATAACGTTACCGCTCCTATTGCAGATGCCGTAACGTTTCCGTTAAACTCAACTTCGACCGCCATTGGCAGATTTCCACGGTTTGTGATTTCAAAAAGTCCACTGCCGTTGTCATGTGCAAGCCACCCTGTGTTACAAGCACATCTACGGCTTTTCACTCTTGTTTCCGTAAATAACACATTCTGATTTGCTGCTACTGTCTGAGCGTTTTTAGCAATAGAATTTAACATATTTTTTTCTCCTTTCTAAAAAAAGAGAGCAAGCGCATGCCTACTCTCTTTGATGTTCGCAAGACTACTTTTTCGTAGATATGGATTCTTCCAACATGCTTATGATTTTGTTTTGGTTTTCAATTATTTTCAAAAAATACTTACTGTCTTGTTCGTGCAAGTGTTTTTCGATGTCAGAATTACTTGCCTGTGATAGATCACTGTTAAAATTCGCTATCTGTAAAGCAACTCCGTACACTGTAAGAAAGTCAAGTAGTGATATATCATTCACTTACATCACATTCCCACTTGCACAGCAACCATTACCAAATGCGTTATACGCAAAGTATGGACTGCAAGACATATAAGCCGGTTTTGGTGTCGGTCTCACTGCATCAATAATGTTATTGGTCTGTGATACCTGTGAGATCTGCCAGTATGCTGTCTGCAAATCTCTGTCACGATCAGCAAGCTTGTCTCTCAAGTTCTGAATCGTGTTATCCTGGATTAACTGGCGTGTAGCCTGTCCATCTGCTAAGATGCTTTCTTTGATATCACAGCAACACTGTGCCATCTGTGCCTGCATGTTCTGTGCCTGTAATGCTGCATCATATCTACTCTGTAAGATCTCTTTCTGTGTGTTACAGCAACACTGAGACTGCTGAGCCTGTAAATTCTGCAAGCCGAGCTGTGTGGTATAGCGGTTCTCTAATACGTCTCTCTGTGTCTCGCAAGCTGTGTTAGACACATTCTGATTTGTGTTAAAGATATCTCTTTTTACGAATTCGTCAGAGACAAAAGCGTCATTCGCTCCGTTGTTGTTTCCCCATCCGTTACCGCAAAACAGGAAAGCAAGAATGATGATCCAGAACCATCCACCGTCACCCCACATGTTTCCATCGTTGTTTCTTGTGACTGCTGCTACATCGGCAGCACTAAGTGTGTTTAATCCCTCGTTCATGTTGGTTCTCCTTTTCTTTTATTTATCAAGACGTGTGCACTCCGTCCGGATATCACTTTATTTTATTTATAATGTCGTTTGGATTCATGCCATTTCGCTGGCACATCTCCATAAATACATCTTTCGGGTTTCTTCCTTGGCACATATCCATAGCCTTTTTGATGTTCGGGTTGCTCTGCGCCATATTCTGTAGCATTGCTCCGGGATTCTGTGTATTTTGCATCGTCCCCATCATTTTTTGAATCATTCCGAATGGACTGTTGCCACCCGGCATACCGCCCATCATTCCCATTAACGGATTACTCATGCGTCAGCTCCCCTTTCTGTTCTTCCGACTGAGGTCTCAATGTATCCAGTAATTTGTTGAATTCTTCTCTTGTTACGTACTTAGCGTCCATGTTTTCCGCTACAGGCTGTGGATTGTTGGCCTGTACCTCATGAAATTCAAAAGCTTTAAACGTAACACTTCCCACACCGTCAACAGATTTAACGTAGAAATACGGTGCATTGTTATCCATCATCCAAGCCGTTGTCCCCGGCTGTACAATCTGATTTCTTGCCCCGTCAATTCCGGCTACCTGTATCCAGTTCACATTCGGCTGTGCCTGTGCCTTGTATTGCTGTTGAGCCTGTGATAAGTTGTCTATCCGTTGTCGTAATGCCATCTGGTCTTGCATATAAGCATCCTGTGGCATGTACGATGTATATGGCATATATGGATTCATACTCATACCTCCTGTAAATTAATATTTGTTGTTCTCTATGCTTTCATTTTACGCATAAAAAAGAGGCCTTAACAGTTCGTTAAAGTCTCTAAAAAGTATCACTTATTCTTTTGCTCTGTTGCTTTGATATGTGCAATTGCTTTTGGTATCATTCCACAAACATCCAATCTTCTGCAAGCATATCTGTCTGAGACGGAACCCATCCGACAACGCATTTATTATCTGCTGTTTTCATAGTAATTGACGGGAGCATATCGTAAGGTTCATCATTTTTCTTTTTCAGTTCTGTTTTTGTAAAGAAATGGATTTCATCTGCGACAAACAAGAACATCCCCTTGTCATTCCAACCTTTACGAGCAACTTTAAGCCCTCTCTTCAGATAACGGATAGCATCACCAAATCCAAATGTTGACCGACCGCCGAGGACACCGCAATTCTCTTCATTAGCAATCATCCAGTCATCTCTCTGCGTGTGCATGAAAGTATATTCTACTCTCTGCGTTTCACGGATATCAAGAACATCCCCATGTCCTTTGTCAGAATCTTTCGGTCTACAATGAATCATAATCGTCTGCTTGTCGTTATCCCAACACCAGTAACCATTCCATCCAGGCAATTTTACTTTCGCACCCTGTTTCATTAATTCAAACGCTTCTTTAAAAATCATAATTATTCCTTCACTAACTCAAATCTGTACTTCTGCTTCACATCCGGGTATTTCTTCCTGTCTACCTCGCTAACAAACATTCCGTAAGGTCTGCACCACACGCCATTAGAGCATTCATAAACTACCTTGAACTGTCCCGGCATTTCGCTATCCTGTGCAATATACAGGACTTTTACTGTCTCGCCCTTAAAGTGCCTGTACACCTGTCCGGGTTCAACTTTTCTATTGCTCACAGTCGGCGGTTCGTCATTGAAATACTTCTCACATTCTGCCAAATCACAGTTCTCTCTCATAAGTGGATGCTTTTCATCCAGTTTCTTAATCTCTGCTTTCTGTACGTGAATGTGCTGTCCTACAAGTGGAAATCCACAGCCGTAAAGCATTTTCGCCTTAATGTGGTGTGGTTCAAGTCTGCCTGTCGGGTCTATGAGATATCCACTTATTTTAAAAATCTTAGGTATCATACAATCACCTCTCCAATCTTATAATTGTGTGAAATTCTTTTTCAGATAAGGCACTTTCCGTCACGAGCCAAAGGCTATCGTCTTCAATATTCCTAGAAGCATATACTTTAAATAAAAGTCCAGAAACAATAACATTTTGGCATTTATTTGTCATTGACAAACCATCAAGACTTTTTTTAGGGACAGCAAACGACAATGTATATGTACTTTCTGCCCCGGTTAAGAGTTTTTGATAGTCCATGTGCTCAGAAATAATTGTTTCCCCAGTAGAATAAAATTTTATATTCCAACCAATACGGTTTTTGAGATCAATCATTGCATCTGCCGTCATGTTCGGCGTTTCATCGACTACCGTTTCCTCTGCCGGATACATTTCCCAATCCTCCGCAAGCATATCTTCTTGTGTTGGTGTCCAGTTTGGCTGAAAGCTTCCTTTTCGCGTATACCCCATAATGCAGTCCGAAAAACATTCTTCTTCTGGTAGAATTGCAAGAAACGTATTCGTTGTTAAACCTTTGTTTTTTCCAATAAAAATAAACTGTTTTCTCCCATTAAAAAGGTTTTCTTTCCATACATTACGTGTAACTTTCTTTCCCTTTTTCATGCATTTTATGGCTTCTCCGAAGTTCATGCCTATACCACCCTTTCAATCTTATCATTCACTCTTCTACTCAATCTCTTGACTGTAGACACGCTCACATTCATTTCTTCCGCACAGTCCTCTAAAGGCATAGCTTTAGCACGGAGCCGGAACAGTTTCAATTCATCCGATGTGAAGTTGCATTCTAATTCAAAATAGTCAAGTTCTGGTCGTGTAAAAGAGTATATTTTCATAATTCCTTTGGTTTCTTGTCCGTCATAGCATTTACAAGCTCTTCCCGAGTTTTTTTTAAACCCTCAATGTTATTCCCTGTGATTTTGTTCTCGATCAAATTAAACATGCTTCTCATTAATAGATTCATATCATCCCTCGTATTCCTTATGTTCTTATAATCGTTATCAAGTTTCTGATTAATCCCTGTGATAGATGTTTCAATATTCGTTATTCGCTTTTCAATCTGTTCTATACGGTTGTCCTGTTTTTCTTTTGGTGCTTTCCATGATTTGTACCACCCGGAAAGCACCGCAACAGCACCACCGATAACAGATATAGCACCGCATATAGCAAGTATCTGTGTTATTAGTTCCATATTCACTTTTCCTTTGAATTGATATATCTCTGTGCTGCTTTTGCTGATCTAACAGCCTGTGACCTATCCCACTGTGCTACCCGTAGCCGTTCCGAATATTCTTTAAGGTCATTTTCTTTGCAGTAATCACGATACTGCTTATTCTGCCGTCTGAGTACCGCTGACTTGCGGTCGTACATCTTTTGCAATTCGAATTTAAGCTTATCATCTCCGCTTGCATCTATAGCTGTCTGTAAATTCTGAATCTCTCTCTTGCTGTTGCGAATGCGTCTTTCCATAAGCCGTTGCTTTTTCGCACGCTCTTCCGCTTTGATATTGTCTTCACTCGACAGGTTGATATCTGCATACGGATTGTTTTCACCGTCACCGGATCCGAAAGAGTGTCGGCAGTTCACGCCACACAACCCTGTCACCGTTCCGTAGCCTGTTGATGTTCGGAAGTCCGGGAACCTCTTGTCTTTGCCTGTCCTGGAATAGAATTTTCCTTGCCACCAAAAGTGGTTCGTTGGATTGTTGCCACCATCACCAATTCGTGCGCCCACATGTGCGGACACTAAGATGGTATCCCATTCCAATTCTTCCATTCGTTTTAGTGCGATTGCTCCGGCGCACTGGCTTATCCCTGTGCGTACAGTCATCATTGTGGCTGATTCAATGCTCATTTCTCTGCCGGACGGATACGACACTTTAACACCTTGCTTTATCATTCTGTCAACAGCATTTCTGACGGCTTGTGTATATGATATGGCACCGCTTGATGCCATGCGGTAAGCTGTGTCGACCTCTTTCAGAAACAACTTCTGTGCTTCATCTGCCGTTGTTCGTGTAAGGTTTCTCCATTCTCCACACGTAGCGTTATAATCTCTTTCCAGTATTCTGAGCAATGCCGGAGATTGCAATAAGGGCGTAGGTGATAGTCCTACCGCCCTATATATCGCATCATCTCTCTCGATAGCTTTTATTCCAGCTTCTTCAAATGCGCTTTTCAGCTCGCTCTCTTGCTTTTTCGTTTTGTCAGCAATCTCTTTTTGTATGTCTTCCAGTAAGTATCCGGATTCTTGTAACACCTGTATCTGCCACCTGTCCGTAGCTGTAAGTAGATATTCTTCTCCACGGCCTATACGTACCATTATGCGCTCAACGATCATGTCCATGATGTTCCGATGCATATCAGAAGATATCTTTTCAGCCCCCTCTGTCACACGAAAGAGATATTCTGGTGTAAGCATTATTTGTCCTTTCTGTTTGAAATCTTCATTGCCAGAAGTAGAAAGACGCAGATTACAATAATATTAATCGTACTTGTTGCCATACTTATTCATCCTTTCCAATCTGCTTAATAATCTGATTAACGTATGTACTCAGTCCGGCTACCATGATACCTTGTACTACAGACGTGAACAGTGCCATAAAAACGTTTTTCACGCTGTCCAAATCGCAAGTTGCCGTTACATACATTCCGCAAATAATAATTCCAATACCTCCGAGAGAGAGTGGAATGTCTTTATCCTTAATTCTCTTTGAATTTTTCATCCATTTCCCAAGAAAATACAAGGCAAAAGAAACCACCATTAACTCCGGCTTTACATAACTAATAATCTGTTCCATTTTTTAGTCCTCCTTTACAGGCATTATCATTTATCTTTCGGATTGACGTGTCCCCTTACACCTCTTCCCATCCATACACGCCCGGTTCCCAGACATTCCCGTCTGCCGTGCTAATCCATGTCTTGCCATTATGCGTAACCTTATCTCCCTTGCTGTACGGATTGGTGCTCTCTGGCTGTTCCCACTCCGGGATAACATTTTCATCCGGAATAAGTACCTTGGCAAACAAAGACGGCGCATCCGGTGGCGTCCATGTATCTTGGCTTGTGTGTGCGGTAAGTACTTTATAGATGGTGCCGGAATACTCCAATCTCTTGCCGACTTCGTATGCCTTACCGGCTTCCCATTTCTCCACAAAGTCTGGATACTTCAATATTTGTTCATCGGTCATGTTGGCTGTCTGGTTTTCCAACAGCTTCCGCAACTGCTCTGCTTGTTCTCTTGTCACTGTACCACCCCCGTAATTATATTAAGTGCTTCTTCTGCGGACAGCTCCGGTTCTGGATAGACTGGGTCGTCCGTAAGTGTCCACGTCTGAACTATCTTGTCTCCCTCTTCCCATCCAGATTCGTAGTGCTGTCCGCTTGGTGCATCTGTCGGCATATCTGTGTACACCACCTGTTTATATCCTAACTGTTCCAGTTCTTCCGGTAATGGATTGTTGATTGTCTTGCCATCAAGCACAATCGTTTTGGGTGCACTGCGCAAGAATCCGTTTTGTAATTTCGCGTACATTTGTTATCACTCCTTTCTAACTTTTATCCAATCTCCATCAAAGCATGGTGCGTTGATTTCTCCGTGTTTTAGGTTACTATTACTTCCAACCCCGACATACAATGTTCCATCGGCAGGAATAGTTATTTCTAAGCTTCCTGTTGCTACTGGTAATTCGCCATCTCCTGTTTTAGTTCCGTATAACATATACAAGCCGCCACATTTGCGCATATCGTAGAAATATTTGCTTATCGTCCTAACATTACTCCATTCGATATAGTATTTCTCGCCTTGCTTAACATCAATCACGATGGCAGGACAACGTTTTCCGTACCAATCCCCAGAATCTGTAAGATACGATTCATAATCCCATGTTTTTGCCGACTCACCATTCCCTAACAGCAGCCTACGCCTTAAGTTGTGCTGTGTTGTCTGTCTGACTGTCTGACTGTCTGTCTGTCTGACTGACTGACTGACTGACAAGATTTTGTGTTTTATTCTGTATTTCATGTCAACTCTTACCTCCCGTAGATTTCTATTGTGCCAGATGTAAACTTATGGCTATCATACAAAGTACTTAATGTTATTCTAGTAATACTTTCTTGGAACCATTTATTCGGCATTGTTGCCATTCTATACATCTGTGTTGACGCAACATTAAGTCCATATGTCCCGTGATTATTTCCCGTTCTTATCCATGTTTTTCCAACTTTCTTTATGTGCTGAATAGTGTTTTGTGCATTTGTGGATAATTCACCGTTCATTCCATTGAGTTTATTGTTAGTTGCGATCGTAATAAGCAATTGCGAATTAGCTGTTGATTTTAAATTCTCGCAAAACAGGTATACATCTGTACAAGGTTTACTCAACTGTATTTCTACAGTAGCCGTTTCTTCCGTTATGCTTGCAGTACCGACAAGCTCATATTCTTCGCTCATTGTGCTTTCTTCCTCACTTCCTCACTTCCTAACATTCTTCTTCTCTCCATATCAACTCACGCTCCAATTCTGGCTAGTCAACAAGCCTTCTAAAATTGATACCTCATATACCTTGTTCGCATCTACCGAAAAGTTGCCGATATTAACTCCGGTCGGATGTACTACCCTTGTAGCCGTTGCACCAGATTTAAAAATGAAATGCACCTCTCCTGTGCCCTCTCCGATGGTGTATGCTAATGATGTCATTTCCGGGAATACATAAAGCTTGTTAGGCTCTAAGGTTACTGCAGTATCTGTATCAAGTTTTTCTACTCTTTCGACGCCACCTGTTTCGATTGTGATTGCAATGGCTTCGTTTCCATCATAGGTGTGGGTTCGACCTCCATATGTGATGGTTAGTGCTTGTGGGTTTGGAAGAGTGGTTGGTACTGTGGGGATTGTTGGCTTTCCTTGTAAGTCTTCATAGTTGCCGGAAAAATCACTCTTGTTGTTCCAACTCTGTTTCTCTGCATCTGTAACGATACGGTGTTCTGCATCATCCTGTAGATCGGACAGCTTTTTCGGGATTTCCGTTGTGTCCGGCAGTGCTCCTACTTCTTCTGCGGTATAAGTAGGTTTTTCTTCCTCTTTTGCCCATGCTGGTACCGTTGGATCCGTCTCTTCTATAGGATTCTTTTCCAGATAGCTTTTTACAGATTTCTCTATCTGTTCCTCGGAAATAGGCTCTTTCTCCAATGTGTCTACTCTGGATATAAGGTCAAGAATGACATCAGCGTAAGTATCTTCAATCTCTGTATCCGTGTCTATCGTCTCTTTGGCTTTTCCGGTAGCCGGACTGGTTCTGAACACTTCTACTTTATCTTTGTTTTTCGCTTCTACCGCAAAATATATAGATGTATCCTCGTTTGCGTCAAAGATGTGTTGTTTTAGTTCCCATGAAAAAGTGATATTCTCCCCGTCTACATTCACATCTTTTACGGTATATTTCCCCGGCAATCCTTTTGCAGTATAGTAATTTACGAAAATGTAACAGTCAGACAGGTCGACATTATCTCCTACGATTTTCGGACATTTGAAATATTTTCTCTCTATATTGCCCTCTCCGTACACTCCAAAAAGTTGTTCACTTTTGGGGATTGTAATTTTTCTTGTTGATGGGTCTATGATAAGATATTCCATTTTGGTTCACCTCTTTCCTATTCTTCATACAATCCGCTGTCCGGCTTATTCTGTTCCTGTGCTTCTTCAATCATTGCTTTCGCTTCGCTTTCGGTCATTCCCTCGAATTTCACAAAATACATCCATGCCGGGACCTTGCCCTGTAAAACATAGTTCCACCACCGTGCACGATCATCCTCTAAGTTATATACAAGGTCTTCAAAATCACATGCTGTTTGGTAGTTCGTTACCGGGATAGTTCCGTTTGCTGTGCCGACCGCATACAGGATATAGATGATTCTGTGAAGTACTCCATCATGGTTCTTTCCGTCCAAAATGTTTCGGAATGACTGGATAGTATGTAGTGTACGTCTATCGTCAGATTCTACCTGTGTTGCTGTCTGTATTCCTTGATTCTGATCGAAAGAGAAATATCCGTTTGAGAATCCGCATTTGTATCCGATGATGGATAGATAGAAGTTAATAGCACTCACTCTATCTGTTACGAGCAGAGTAGGTACATGTTCATGAATGGTATTGTCTTCATTTATCCCTTGCTCCAATCCGCTCACAAATCTTGGTAGCTCAATACCCTGTGCGTTTGCAAATTGGATAGCCGACTGTGATACAAATGTCATGTGCTGGCTGTCTTCCTGTTCGTCTCCCATCTTGCTAAGGGCAATATCCAACCACCTTAATTCTTCGATGCATTCCGAAAATGCCGGGACAGCCAGCGGAGATTCCTTGTCAATTGCATTTGCATAAGGATTACGCCAATACACAAACAGTGGATATTCTAACCCATGTACGTACACTTCCGGCTCAATGTCTTTCCATTCATCTACCCTGTCAAGTGTGATCTCTGTCCCGATCATATCTTTGTTGTCCGATTTGAAAGCCTTACTTGATATATGGTATACACGTTCCAGTCCGACATCCTCAAATCTGTGATACTCTGCTTTTGTGTAGTATTTGTCGTTTTTCTTAAGGTAGGAGAAAAATATAGCTGCTAACGCATCCCCGTCCGTGTTAGTGTCTGTAATCAGAAAGTAATCCGGGTCCAAAAACTCCACATCATCACCGTTGCTCTTGACCATCATTCCACAGGTCGCACAACTTTCCTCTTGTTTCTCCTGTAAGGTGTTCATCACTTTGTAAAATCTCTTTTGCAGTTCGTTATTTCCTGTAATCTTGATATCCGCATTAAACAGTGTGAGGTTCGCTATCTCACGACAAATCACATTCGAAAACCTTGTTGGCTTTATCTTCCCACTGGTACACCACTTTGGTACACCAGATCTCATGCTTTTATACAGCGACAGGGCGGTATCCATATCAGAAGACCGCCCTGTTTCAATTCCGAATATGTTTTTAGCGTCATTTACTTTAACCATTTTATTCCATACCGCCTTAATCTTTTCTATCAGTCTCATTGTTTCACTCCATTAATATTGCCATCTTAAGCGTCTTCTTAAGAATGTGTAGCAGAAATATCTTGTATCATCCATAGCGTGGTCATTTTCTTTAATAACTGCATCCTCACTCTTTTCTTCATCCCACCGGTACATGCCGAATTCGTTAATACAGTCTTTACAGTCTTTGTATATCTTAAGCATGCCTTTGTTTAGCATGGTTGTAACCACACGGATACCGTCAAGTACATCATTATCCGCTTTCTTTACTGTATATTCTCCATACTTCTTAATGACTTCGATGAAAGATGCAGCAGACGGATCTATGATGATGCAATACACCTTTCTATCACCTATCAGCTCTTTCAGCATCTTATAATATGCTTCATCATCCACTCTCTTACCGGTCTCACGGCTGTTATAATACACTTCTGCTTCTCTCTGTGCCGTGCGTCCGTTGAACGCCCACAGTCCGGCAGAGAACGGATTGACTGTACCGTAGTCAATAGATACGATGTATTCTTTCGCTCCCGTCATGTGTTCGTGTGCTACGTGCTTCGATTCGTCAAACATCTGATAGACAAGTCCTTCAGCCACACACCACAGTCCTAAGATATACCGTTTGAAGAACACACCTACATACATGCTTCGGTATCTCTTCTTAATTGCTTCGGACAGAGACAGGTTATCATCCATCGTAAAATGCAGATACAATATATTCTTCTGGTCGCACTTGTCAATCCAGTTGACTTTAAACCAATGTCGGGGTCCGTCCGGGTTGCAGTTAAACCAGTATTTAGATCCTGTCACTGAGCAACGTCCTGTTGCCTGGTTGACAAACGATTCCGGCATTAATGCTACTTCGTCAAAAAACATTCCGGCAAGTGTGATTCCCTGTATCAAGTCCTGAGAACGTTCATCTTTGCCACCGAATATATAGAAGAAGTTCTGCACATTTCCCTTGCTAACCACAATAAGGTTGTCTGACCGATGGTCTACCACCGTATATCCACGGCTTTTTAACATTAGTTTCAACCAGAACAGCACATTACGCCGAAATGATCCGATAGTCTTTCCAGCCATACCGAAATTCTGTTGATCGAATGTGCTCATCGCCCACAAAACATAAGACAGCGACATACATAGTGTCTTACCACTTCTGATAGCTCCGTCAGCTATGATTCCCTCTTTGTTCTTTACAGGGCTGGATTCGCACCACCAGGTAAGTACTTTCTTCTGCTTAACAGAAAAAGGCTTGAACTCAAACCCTTGCTTCTTAGCCTTTTCTTTCATGGAAACCGCATGCTTCATAATGCTTTGTCGGATGTTTTGTATTCTGTTCTCAATGTTATTCATCCGTCCATACCTCGCTCGCTGTTGCATTTAAGGCATCTAGGAAGTTGTCAGTGCTTTCTTCCTCTGGTGTAGAATCTTTGTATTGTGCTTCTAGTTTGGCAAGTTCGATATCCATTCGTCTATCGTCCATATTGCGCTTGAGTAATTCTTGTGCACACTTTGTGCGTTCTGATAATGGAGCGTCTAAGTCGAATTGATCTTTCACTTCTCCACGCATGACAGATGTAAGATACTGCATAATCTCAGTGATATCTGCGATACGTGCATCATCTATTTGTTTTTGCCGTTTCTGTATATATTCCAAAACGACAGGTTTTTTCATATTCTCCGCTCCGGCTTGTCTCGCCGTCTTCTCACTATATCCGGCTCTCTTTGCAGCTTCTGTCTGATTTCCGCACTTTAAGAATTCATCAGCAAACGCTTTCTGCTTCGGAGTAGGTTCTTTTCCTTTCGGCATCTACCCACCCTCTTCCATATATCCATCCATGCTACTCACCGCCCTTGCCTGTTCTACACAGTTTTTTCCTTAGATTACTGTATCTGTCTGTAATGACATCCAGCGTAATGTTAAGTGCCTGTATCGTTCCATTCTGTCTGTTGTGTTCTTCTACCAGTCTCTTATTCTTTTCAATAAGTTCCTGTACTTCGCACAGTGCCTGTTCTCCGACAGCCTTTGCGTCTTCTACCTCTTTTTGCAGATACTCATTCTTTTCTTTCAGCTTTTCATTCTTTGCAATCATGTCACTGAGTTTCTTCTGCATTTCTTCTTTAATCATGTTTTCTGTTTTTTCCGCATAAGTCTCAATCATTCTTTCACCGCCCTCCATATATCGTTTAAACAATTTACAATCTCTATCTGTGATGCTGTTCGGATAATTTCATAATCATAATATTTCCATTCCCCGTTTTTCTTTCGCTCTAGCACTCTAGTAGATAGGATGTGCATTGTGATAAGTCTATTTTGCTCCACAGAATAAAACTGACTTGTCCCCATCTTTATAACTAATCCTTTTTGTAGTATTGCTTTTTGTAACTTCTTAGCAATGCTATTTAGATTTGCCATACACTCACCTACCTTTTCCGCATACAAAAATAGCACCTCCCACGATAATTACATCTTACCGTCAGAAGTGCTATTTCATTGTCCCCGTTATTTAGTTGTATTTCTATTTTGATACTTATATTTTACCACAAAATGCACATTTTTTCAATGTTTGGTTGCTCTATGTTCATTTCATATTGACTTTTTATCTTTTTTAGATTAATATATATCTATCAGCAATCTTTGCTGATTCTCACGGTTCCATGATTTTCGTGAGTGTCGTTCCAGTCAATGGTGGAACGTTGAGTTGAAAGATGTTAGAATTTAAGAAGAAATTCAGAATCTAGGTATAGCTTTTAGCTATGCCTTTTTTTCATATTGTTTTAAAATTTCGTTCCATTCGCTCATTTTTTCCCTTTATGCAATTTCAATTACTTCTGCTTCTTCAACAATTACTTCGTTTTCGTCATTCCCATAAGAGTAAGAGTCCCCACCGATTATTACAATGTTGTTTCCATCGTAGATAGATGATTCTTCAATAGCTCTTTCGATTATCTCTTTTGCTTCTTCTACATCATCAGTGTCAATCAGTTCAAACATTGCGTATCCACATGTGCCGTCCATTTCCTCTGGTTCTTCTGTGTCATATGAGCTACACTCATATTCTTCATTCCACTCAAAGCTGTTTCTGCAAATGTCACCAATTTTATATTCTTCATCCGGACAACAATGGCGAATTGCTACCACGCTATAATCATTTTCCTTAATTGTTTCTAAGATTTTTTCTACATTCATCATTGTTCTTACCTCCTATAATATGCTCCTCTCTTAACTGTCTTTATTATAGCATAGTGGTGTCCACTAGTCAATGGTTTTCATTTTTTCTTTCTTAATAGTTATCACACCGTCTTTTTCTTCCAGGACAACGCTTCTATCGTCTTCCGTCACGCCAAGTGCCTTTATCATCCCTACCGGAATAGAAATACGGTAATTCTTTGTATTCTTTCCAGATGTTCCCCCGGCTTTGTTTATCATGACGTTTCTTTTTGCTTTCTCCATTACTATCTCCTTTTTTATCGCAATATTGCAATCACTTCCGCGTTTCTTATAATGATTTCGTCTTTATCGTTTCCGTATTGCATTACGTTTCCACCGATTAAGTATGTTTTTTCTACGTAAGATTTTACAGCTTCAATCATTTCTTCGATATTGTTTTCAGATACTTTAAGTGCACATGTGCCGTCAAGTTCTCCACCGTCGTAGAATCCGACATAAGGACCGTCTGAAATGCTTTATTAAATCATTATGCATGTTTCGTTTTCGCCCTCGTAATTGTCTTCCGCTTCTTCCGCTTCTTCCAGGCTTGAGCAGATCGCTATTGTTTCATGGCTAGGTATTTCAACGACTTCAATTTTCATCTCTGTGCTTTCTAATGTGTCAATAAAATCTGTCTGTACAAATTTGCTTTCGTCTTCGTCATATTCAAATTCATTTTCTTCAATTACATACTCTTCAACCTTGTAGAATGTCATTCCGTGGTAAGAAAATTTGCTAACATCTGTTTTACGTTTTGCAAGTTCCTTTTTCGCTTCCTCCAGTGTATCGAATGTTTTTATATATTCCGGCGAATCGTCAAAAGCCGTGCATCCTTCTTCAATTTCTTTTCTATCTTTATACTTAATTTCTGCCGTTCTTTTTACTAAATCATATTTTTTCATTTTTCTTCCTCCTGTGATGTGTTCCTTTCTTAACTGTCTTTATTATATCACAGTGGTGTCCACTAGTCAAGTAAAAAATAAAAGATTTCAATTATTTTCAAAATCTTTTCTCTTAATCTATATATTTATATTTCCGGCTCACGTCTTTGCTTTTTTAATCATATAATAGAATCTTGGTCTTTTCTTCTTTTTCTCCACTTCCTACCGCTGTTGGGATGATGGTTGGAACACGAGAAAGCACCTATTAATATATGCTAAAATGTATGTCTATATCATCTCCTGTGATAACCACCTTTTCAACACACTCTTTTAGCACCTTGTTTTTCTCGGAATCCGTCAGTGTATCCCACACGTTGGACATCTCTTTTATTTTCTCTATTTTTTCTCCCCGTCCAGCTTTCTCCCGGATGTCTTCTGCCTTTAGTTCTTCCTGTAGATTTTTCAGTTTTTTTTCTTCTTCCTGGATAACACCAAAAAGCGTATCTGTACCAGAGCTACCGCTTGCATACAATGTGTATAGGCGTTTCAGCTTTGCTTCGCTTAGTGATATTTCTTTTTCTATCATCTTCCGAGTGCTTTCAGATTCATTCTCTTTTTCTTCGACATTAACGATAAATCGTTTGAAACAGTCCTCTACTTCTTTTTCCACCACATCTGCCCGCACCTTTTTGTTCTTGCAAGGGTTCCCTGTCTTAGATATATGCTCTTTTTCCTTGTACTGTGAGTAACATACTATCTTGGTATACTTTCCCCACTTCTGCATCCGCATTTTGGTGCCACATTTTCCGCAGTAGCACAAACCGGTAAGCATATGCTTGTTGCTTACATAAGCATTTGTGGATCTCTTTTTTATCTCTTCCTGTACTTCATAGAATAGTTTTTCGTCTATGATCGGTTCGTGTAAACCTTGGTATACTCTTCCTTTGTACTGTATCTTACCTACATAGGTTATTCTCCGAATAATATTCGATACAAGTTTCTCCGAATGCATCCCAAGAATTTTTTGAATCCTATCACACGAATATCCGTCCCGGAACATCTGAAAGACAGCTTTTACCTTTTCTGCTTCTTCCGGGATAATATGTAATATCCCGTCATTCCTGTCGTACCTATATCCATAGGGTATCGTACCGCCACCCATCCACAGTCCACGCTTTACACGTTCCACCATCCCGGCTCTTGTACGCATATAGATAACCTCACGTTCATACTGCCCCATGACAGCATTAACGCCCAACATCACACGATCCATCGGTGTTTCATTCCGCAAATCCTCTGTGGCCGATACTACCTCTACATTGTATTTTGGTAAAAGCTTGCTTACAAGTGTAAGAGTATCTACAACATCACGGCTCATTCTATCAAGCTTATAGATGTATACCGCCTGTATTTCTCCGGCTTCTGCATCCTCCAGAAGTTTCTGTATGTTCGGCCTTTGGATATTGCTCCCAGAATATCCCCCGTCCACATACCATCTGGCTATCTTCACGCCCCTTTTCTTGGCAAGTTCATTTATCTTGTCTTCTTGGACATCAAGACCATACTTTTCGGTCTGTGCTTCTGTAGACACTCTCATATAACCTACATTTAATTTTTTCATGTCAATTCTCCTTTCAATTAAAAAAGAATTGACCAAGATTCTATCAAGGTCAATTCTAAAATATCACTTATTTTTTGTCAACTTTTCTGAAAGAATCCTTTTTACCGCCTTGTTATGGATTTCATAATTCGAAAGTTCTTCTTTTGTCACCTGTTTGCCGTTCACAAAGATTCTTACCATCCGCATCACTCCTTTTCGGTAGTATTCCCGTGTTTGTGCTTTTTTATTCCGAATAGCCTTTCTGCCATCTTTCCATCGTCATGTTCTCCCCAAAGTATCCACCTATACATTTCATCCAAGACTTTTCTCCGATATCCTTGGAAGTCTTTTCTTGCAATCGGTATCCAGTATCTTTTGCTTATATAGTCATATCCGATTCCTGTGATAAGTGAGAAGAACAATATCCCCGATAAGTCATTATTCGCATTTTGGCACCATTTTAGTAATTCAAGCTGATCGTTTCCACGCATCCTCTGGCACTCATTCAACATCTTTTTTTCGTCCTCTTCACTTATGTAGTAGATGTCTTTATGTGCCCCTCTCAGATATTTGTCTCTTACTCCGGCCATTAATCAATCCCTTCCTTTTTGCATATCCTAATACATCACTTTTGACCAAATAGTAGTTTTTCTTTCTTTTTACCGTCTTCTCCTTTGTTTTTTTCTTCCAATACATTCATCATTAAGCGCATCCTCTAATATCATTTTCTCTACTCATAGCTGTCTACTGCCTCCAATTTTTTCAAGTCCTCAATAAGCCACGGTTTGTCATCTGACCATTTGACCATTGGGAAATCCAACTTAAAGAATTTTAAGCTTTTGTCTGATTCGCACCCACTACTTTCCCAACAGTCAATAAGTTTATGTGGTTTGCTGATATAAATGAACAAACCACCATCCATATCCCTAGTTATATAATTTATTCCTGTGCCAAGATACTCCAAAAACGCTCTATCTTTCTTGCTTATCAGCGACTTTTTAATGTACTCCGATTCTGCCCATTCTTTTAAGCGTTCTTTGTCACAAAACAAAAAATCATTACAACGATAACAGTTTGCACAATTGTTCTTTTCGCAAGCGATCGGCTTTCCGGTCACTTTACTGACAGCAACTGCATTCCCACTGCAAGCAATCTCAATAATCTCTTTTGCATACTTCTCCTTATTCTTCATTTCTTCCACCTCGCTTAACAATTTCAATGGCTCTGTCAATAGCATTTGCAGTATTAAGATAAGCACAATCTTTATCCGCATCACCTGTATTTGCTATTGTGAAATAGTAGCGCATCTTTAAATCTTCAAGTTCTTTTACAACTTTCTCCACATCAAATGCTGTTTTGTAATTCCTTAATGTTCGGATTTCAACTCTACAGTTAGTTCTGTTATTTTGTAATTCTTGAATTTTTGCATCTATATCATATAGTGTGCTTTCTTCAAATTTTCTCGCTTGCCATCTCACTATTGCTTTTGTCAATTTCATTATCTCTTCTTCAATTCTTGCGATTTCTGCATCAACATCAATTAGTCTCATCAATCTCACTCCTTGTATGGTTCCGGCAACGGCATCCATGCAACACAGTTATACATTTCTTGTCCATCATCGCCATATGCCATATATCCCGCTTCGTCTTTACACAGAAGTCCAACTAACATATTTCCTCTATCATCGCAACAAAGTACGGTACCTTTTGGCATTCTTTCATTACATGGAATCCATTTCATTTGCTGTCCTCTTAAAAGTGTATCTTTTAATTCCTTTTTGGATATTATTTTTAGTAAAATGTTGCAACAAAAAGGTGTTATTGTCTGAAAAATAAACTCTTCTTCCGTTTCTCGTACTTTTGTTGCATAATCAACTGTAATTTTTTCTATGTCTGCATTTTTGATCTCTTTATTCACTTTTCTACACCTCTCTTTAGCTCTTTTATCTTTTCGTCATATTCTTTAGCTGGAACGATTATGGCGCACAATCTAACATCGTTTCTATCCACGCCGTGATTTTTGAAATGGCAATCTCTTTTTAGATTTACATACTTATCGCCGACACAATATGCAAAATCTATCAGGCAGAGCGGGTTCTCTCCTATTATGTAAGTCTCGATAATAACTCCGTCCCCATAACCTCTTAAATATTCATAATATGCCCATAGAGGTTTGCTTTTGTCTTTTTCAGATACGATCTCGCCAGTGCTTCTGTCTACCCAGTACATTTATTCCACATCTTCATCTGCCGGGAATTGAAAAATATTTTCCTCCGCAAACGTTTTTAAAAGTTGTTCTATTTCATCTGTTTTCCGAAAACTCATAGCCATAGTGAGTGAGTTCATTCCGTGGCTTCTTATTTTGCACCATGCGTACCTGTTTCTGCACATTTCCATAGCCTTGATCGCTTTTTCTTCGGTGGAATAGCTTGCAAAACTGCCATATACGTTATCTAGCGTCCATACAGATATTATTGTCCCTTTTCTTTCCAAATCTGCATTTTCGTAAGTGACATCAATCGTTCCATCTTGACTAATTATTCTCATTGTCTTCATCCTCCTTTACATAATCCGGGCATTCTTCCATATATTCGTAGCTGTCCAGAGAATCGCACACCATATCGAAATGTTCATATTCTTCACATTCCAGGCAGCATTTATGATTTGCCTTATCTACTACACATTCAATTCTGAATCCCATATGCTTTTCGCCCCCCCTAAATAAACGTTGCTTCTGGTTCTGCTTTAACTTCAACTTCATCGTCCAGCATGTCTCTAATACCTGTAATTCTGGCAAATGATCTGTCCAGTTTCAGCATAAAAACATCAAATTTATCAATGCTCCTCAATGAATTTATACTGGTTTCATCTGGAAGCCTAAAAATTTGGTAATCCAGTGCACTATTCTCATAAAGGTGAATTGTCTTTTCCAGTTTTTCATCTTCTTCACATTTGAAAATCAAATCACAATATCTTCTGGTTGCAAACGCAGCGTCTCTATAATCTGTCTCCACACTTGCTGTCACAAACTGGTATGTAGGCCTGTCGTCATAATCAATTTCAAGTTCTGATGTATCGATTTCCTCACTGACAAACTCCTTATACTTTTCGAAAATCTCTTCTACACTTATTTCTTTTCTATCCGGCTCTGTCATTAACTCCTTAAAATTTTCCAAAATCACTTTGTTATCAATCAAGCTTGTGCTGTTCACAATTTCTGTCAGAAGAGTGTCCAACTTCACAACGTAATCATTCAAATCAACATTTTCGATTGCCTGGATCATCACTGCTTTTACTTTTTCATCTATAATCTTCTTTGCTTCTCCATTCCATCTGAACTGTTCATTGATAGATTCTTTTAACGCTTTTTCCGCTGCGTCTGCAACCAGTTTTTCTACAGTTCCATCGTTCATCTTTTCTGATACTGTTTTTGCCACTCTTTCTTCAAATGTACTCATAATTCGTTCCTTTCTCCCTATTCAATTCCAGATATATATCGGTCTACCAGTTTTCCGTTAACATATTTTTCTGTTACTTCTACAGTCACAGAATCTCCTTTTTGACTGTCAGCGAAACTTGGCCCATTCATCATTCCGCTTGCATAATCGTCTTCCTCATAAGTCAGTCCGTCATATTCGACCTTTATTTCCCACTGCCATCTTGGAACATATGCGAACCACTTTCTCATATCTATGTAAGTAATAACCGCATCTGCATTTTCATAAGAGTATCTAATTTCGTCCCTGGTTTCTGTCGAATTACTATCAGCGCACCCAGTTAAGCAGATGCACAGCAGAATCAAACATATTATTTTCTTCAATTTATCCCTCTTCTCCTTAAAAATGAGTAAAAAAATACCAACCACCGAATACTGATGGTTGGTAGATGAAATTATGCTTCTTTATACCGTTTCAAATCTGATTCGCTTAGTTTTTCAAAAACAAATCCGCAATCAAGACATATATACCTTTGCGTTTCAACCGACATTATATGTGCAGGTTCTGTACAGGTTACATTCCCTTGCACACTTGTTTTTTCTGGAATTCGTTTTGTTAAGACTGTACTTTCACTAATTCTTTCGGTATTTTCGCTTTTACAAAATGGACATTTCATTGGCATTTCCTCCCGTATATTTTATACGGAAATTATACCATTCCAACCATCAATATTCAATTGTCAAGGTACTTTCATGATTTTTCTCCACGTTTACAAATATCTAAAGCACAATGCATACATCTTTTGCTCCCAGTCGCACCGAGATAAAAGCTCGTCAAAATCCTTTTCCGGCATGAACTTTATCCCGTAATGCAATCTGGATATGAATTTATATAATTCTTCAAACATTGTTACTCCTTGTATTTCTCCAAAATCTCTGTAATTGCTTTCATGTGTTCCGCTACTTCTGGCAAATCTTCATCACTGATCCTGTCTAATCCTTCTATTTTGAACTCATAAAGGTCATATACTCCGTCTCTTATCTGGCAAAATTCCTCTGCCAGTTCATTCTCTTTCTCGGCATTATAGTTATATTCATAGAATTTTTCATGCCTGTCATGGTCGCCGAATTTATCTGTCGTAATTTTTGTTCTCTTCGGTGTGATTCTGGTAATTGTTGCCTGATAGATTTTCAAATGCAGTCAGCGGATCGTACCACTCAACTTGATCTTCGTTCTGTTTATGCCATGCCGACAGTTTCATCAGCGGAAGATTTGGAAAATTGTGTCCGTCTACGTCTAGTGCTATTCTCATTTCTTCACCTACGCAAATCTTAATTGTTCCTGTGTATCATCTATAATCAAGTTCGGTACTCTCTCGCCGACCTTGAGATACGGACAGTTTGCTTCTACAAGCTTCTCTGCCATGATCGGCACTACACTGTTTCCAATCCTTGCCACCTGTTTTGCAATCGGGTATTTCTTCCAGTTATAATCCCGGTCTATAATGTAATCTTTCGGGAACCCTTGCATCACTTTCAGCTCTTCCGGTTTCAACATTCTCAGAAAGATATCAGATATGATGTATTTCTCGCCCTTGATATCCAAAATCACATTCACCAGTCCAAACCGGTCTTTTGTCGTGATCGTATCAAGCGGTCTATCCAAAGTCTGTCCACAGCCACCGCCGTAATACTTAATCAGAAATGCAGATACCAAACCGAAGTGTCCCGGAGAAGTTGTGATTGTATGTAATGGTTCATCACAGCCTTGACCTATGCCGGTCTTGTAATACTTCGTGATAAATGCTGTCACAAGTCCGTATCGGTTCGATGTATCAATCGTCTTAATTGGCTCTGTCAAAAGCTGTCCTCTTGAATCACCGGCTCTCGTCTCTCCGTGATACTGGATGATGTATGCCAGTGCTTCTCCATTCCTCACGATATAAGGAGATTCTGCATCGATAATATATTTCTTAATTCCGTTCGCTATTCTCTTCTGTGTAGCTTCTGCAAGTGGTTTCTTCCGCTCAAATATCGAACTTCCAAGGTCTGACCAGTCAATATAATCTCCACAAGGTTTCCACTTCTTAAAGCCAATGCCGTCTGCACTGTGAGTCTGCTTTGGGAATCTGATTTCCCGTCCATCTCTACGGAATACTGCATACCATCTCTTTCTTGTGGTTGGTGCTCCGTAATCCGCAGCTATCAATTCTCTACTGCCAAAACGGTACCCGAGGCTCTTCATTGCTGTAATAAATTTTTTATAATCCTCACCCTTTTTCTCCGGTATCGGATAACCTTTTTCGTCCAACGGACCCCACTGTTGTATTTCTTCTACGTTCTCCATAAGAATTACATCCGGCAGAATAGCTTTTGCGTGCTTATATACCGCCCACGGAAGAATCCGAAGTCCTTTTTCTCTTGGCTTACCGCCCTTTGCTTTGGAATGACTTGTGCAATCCGGACTCGCCCACATAAGAGCCACATGCTGTCCTTTTACGTATCTCTTCAGATTGACCTTAAAAATATCTTCTGTCAGATGAAGCGTGTCCGGATGATTTGTTTTGTGCATCAATATAGCATCTGGATCATGGTTAATGGCTATGTCTACCGGTCTGCCGAGTGCCATTTCTATTCCTACAGATGCACCTCCACCACCGGCAAATGCGTCTATAATTAAATCTTTCATATCTTCGAATGGAGCCGATATATCTTTGCCCGGCCGGAGCTCCGTCTCCTTTCTGATTGTTTTTAATCCAACTCTGTATTTTCATCTACAAGATCAATTAAGCCAAGTGGTGAAATATCTTCCAGTTTGTATTGCAGTCCATCACACAGTTCTTTGTGCTCACATTTGTCACAGTCAATTTCTATTGAACTGCAATATTCGGCTAACTCTCTGATTCTCATGCCATCACCTTATTTTCTCCTGTGTTCATGGTTACTCCTTTACTACGCATCTACGCTCAGTTGTTACATAATATTTTCCATCGTGTTCAGAGCACCATTCTCTAAGAAGTTCTTCTTTTTGTTCATCCGTTGTTCTTTCACGTTCAATCTTTAATGGTTTTTCATACTTCACGATATGTGTTTTTTCTTCTACTACCAATAGATACCATATAAATTCCGTCTCAATCGGCTTTTTCTCATGGTCTTTCTTCCACTGTTTAAGAACTTCAAGCACTTTGTCGGGATTCTTTGAACAATATTCAGTGCATCCGCACCATGAGTCACATCTAAGCTTTTCAATTGCACAGTCTTTGCACATGATACTTCTGCACATTTCATTTTGAATTCTAATTGCTTCTTCCGCACTCATTTCTTCTACTGGTTCAAGCATTTCATCTGTGAAATTATATGGTGTTTCAAGTACTTCATAATATCCACCATAATTAACTCTTGCGATTGTAAATTCCATTCCTTTAAATCTATTCATTTCAGAAATGAATGTAATACCGCCATAATACTCCTCGCATTTCAAGTCACTTCTTACTTTTACCTTATCTCCAACCTTATATTTCATCTTCCTCACCTACGCTTTCGTTGAAATTCCGTTAACTTCTACATAATCTACCGGCAGTACCATGCATTTTCTTCCGTCAACTTTCTTGATTTCTAAATTGCTGATGAAATCTACATCGATAGTTATCTTCCCCTCTGGAACCTGGATATTAACCATCTTGTTGTCGCAAATGTTACTTGCCATAACAGGCACATTCCCGATATTCTCCCGGTAAGCACCCTCAAACATTTCCATCTTTTCATCTGGTACACCGCTGTTACAGAATATCTTTTTCAGTTCGTTCCTATCAATTTTGTACGGCTCCAGGTCTTCTGCATGGCGTTCCATCTCTTCGCTAATGCCCTCATAGATGTCTTTCACAATCTTACAGTCTGCATCTTCTCCAAATACATCCCTTAACAACTTACCGAATTTATCTTTCTCTTCATCGGCAGATACAACCAAATCAATTCCAAGTACCTCACGAACCATTTCTTCTTGTACCTCGGCAGACTTCCGGGTGTAATAGAGTACGTTATGTACATCCGTCTGCCGGTCGTTAAATGCCGGGAATAGAAATCCTTTGTCTGGCATACCTACTACCCAATCACGGGTTCTCTCTTCCATCCGTTCATCTTTTCCGTTGTAAGTAAGTCCCGGCTTTGAAAGCTTCACCGGGCAGATACAACAAAGAATGAAATCGTATACTTCCTCAGATGCATCTTCCAATTCTTCTCCGTCCGATGTCTTTCCCGGTACGTCATATACTGCATGGATAAGCACGATGTAGTAATTCTCAGCGCAGTCATAGGACGTAAGAATCTTTTCGTAGAATTCGTCCAACAACGCCGGGTCTCTCAGTTTGCTTTCTCTCAGATTCATTAACAGTTCATGTTCTTCGCCCTCTGGGTCACTGCTCCTACTTTCTTTCGGCTTGTATTCCAGGTTCAACAAGTTCTTTCCGATTTTCCCGGATAACGTCTTCTTGAAGATGTCAAAATACTTAAATGCCTGTTCTTCCGGCAGTGAAAGAAACGCTTCTTCTCTTTCCATGCGTTTCTCTTTTTCTCCATCCACGTAGCATCCGGCTATACGGGTAATCGCACAATTCTCCGGTGTGAATTGTTTTCTGATTTCCAATACTTCTTTTTTATTCATCTTCTACCTCCATGAGTTCACCATTCTTTAATGTGTACCATGTGTTTTCTTTTACTTTTTCGCCATCCACACGAACCATTAACGATCCTATAAAATCCCACGCTTCTTCTTTCCAGTACCATGCATCATTATCAATCCGTTTCCATTCCGCAAGAACAAGTGTGGATCCTTTTACACCTTTTGCCATTGCTTCTGGCCCCCAAGCAACCGCTACGCTATTCGTGTTTTCTGCTGCCGACTTTCCTTTGTAGCCTGTCGCACTGGATGCCCCGCAGTTGCCTGTCGCACTGGATGCCCCGTAGTCGCCTGTCGCACTGGATGCCCCTTTGTAGCCTGTCGCACTGGATGCCCCGCAGTCG